ATGGATAAGTGGAAAGACTCGGATGGCAAAGATCGTAGCAAGGTGAAGATCATTGCCTTCAAGGTCGAGCCCATGGCACGGAATAATGCCCCCAATGGAACGAGAACGGGGCAAGGTGCAACGCAACCGGTAAAAGCTACTAATCCCACAACCCCGAATAATGGACGGCCTAGCACGGTTCCATTCAAGAATGATATTCCAGGTGAGGACTCAATACCTTTTAGCATATTAGTTCACTAATACAGTAAGGCGGCTTCGGTCGCCTTTTATTTTATTTTACACTTGACACAAGAGATACATTCGAGCTACACTAGCAATCGGAGGTAACAACATGAGCCGCACATACGTTCATAAGCCGATTAGCTCTTTCTTTGATTGGGCTACTGACACATGGCGAGATCAATATAGCAAGTATTCAAACACTCGCAACAAAATTATAAAGCGATGGTCTAGGAAGGAAATCAGGCACGCCCCGATAGATGAGGATGAGACTAAGCTCATTAACGCCGAAGCCGAGCGCGGAAGAAATACTCCCATAGCTAGGGACTGGACGTGGTAGCAATATGAGCCGATCAGAAAAGCATACTCCAATTATTAAGATCGCTTGTGGTCCTACTCGAATATCAAAGCGTCTCGCGGCTAAGAAGGCAAGGCATTTCGATTTGTCTAATGGGTGCAACTACAAGCGTGTGTTTGACTCTTGGGATATATGGGACTATCGGTCTAACCTATATCGCAATTATGATAATCACTGCAATCCTAAGAATCGATGGATTGAACCGCTTTCACCTAAAGTATTACGCGATTATTGGGGGAAGTGACTTGACTAGATAGGGCACTTCGTTTACACTGTTTCCAGTTTGGGGCCTAGCTCCAATATCTTATTTTATCGAGGTGCAAAAGTGACTAAACAGAATTGGCTCAAGATCGGCGGCGTGGTTGGAATTGTCGGCGGTAGCGTTGCCCTGTATCTCGCCGGTGTCGGTGAGACTGTCGTGGGCGGAGTGGTTGCGGCCGTCTTCGTTCTCGCGGGAGTTATTGCGGGACTGTTCGGAGTTAAGAAGGCGTAAATAGAAAGCGAGGTTGCGATAGTGCCGCCCAAGTAGTGTAAACCTAACGGCGCATGGCAGCGCTAGGCGAGAGATTCCAGGATACCTTTAGGAGCTTGGAGCCGTAAACACGGTGAAGTGGTGGAAGCCCTCAAAATGCCGTAGTGTGATAAGTGCGAACTGGTACAGCGCGCGGGCCTAAACCCCGTTCATTTATGGGTTCGAGTCCCATCTACGGCATCGCCCCGATGGTGGAATTGGCAGACACGGTTGATTCAAGATCAATTTATTGAGGGTTCGAGTCCCTCTTGGGGCAAATTATGCGAGCGTGGCGAAATTGGTATACGCGTCGGGTTTAGGCCCCGATGCCGCAAGGCGTGGAGGTTCAAGTCCTCTCGCTCGCAAGTATTTTATTTTTATAGGAGTGTATTTTGGGGAAAGAAAGAAAATCTTTGGCGCAAAGACAATCGAAGCGCATGGGGCCTTATCGTGTAGATTGTAATTGCAAGTTTAATTTCTTCTCTGAGGCTAGGACGGCGGTTAGCCATTGCAAGGATTGTAATACTGCCCACTTTGTTTATTATTGTAGCCCATACAGTGATGATAAGATTGTATATGACAAATCTAAAGGAAATTAGGCAGAAGTGGTATCCATATACTCTATGGGAGGACTACTTACATGGTATGTATAGAAAACTTGATAGGGAGGAACAAGAATCATTACTGAGGCTGGCTATCGATTTTACGGGAGATGATGAATTGTATGGAAGTTGGATGTTGCGTGTTGCTAAAGAGTGGCCAATATCATGTGAAAATAATTTCACTGATATGTCAATAAATCATCGTGCATGGATAGGCCATGCTGCATGTTGTATGGCAATAAATTGTCCAGAGCAAATAACAAGGCAAGCATGGTGGGAACTAACAGATGAGCAACGAGATAAAGCTAATGCTAGAGCAGACTATGCTATTGCGTTATGGAACAATAGATATTTGTATAGCTACCAAATGGAGCTTACTTATGACTCAATATGAAAAGATAATTTCTTATATAAAAACATGGGAGAATAGATGCTATCCAGACGGCCTTCCAGATGAAGCCCCTAATGAACTAGAGTCTAGAGGCCTAGTACCATCATATAGGAGAATATGTAAGGCCATACTTAAAAACGATGTTCAGCTTCAAACACTAGGGTTCTCTCGCCCACAATGTGAATTATATATGCAATTAAAGAAAAGGGAGTTGACTGAAAGAGGAGTAAAATGCTATGATGAAGGCCAATTAGATATGTTTAGGAGGAAGATGTGAATGTATATGATGCAGCTTGGGCTAGAATGGCTAAGATATTCTCTGATTTTGATAATGTATTGGTAGCATTTTCATGTGGCAAGGATAGTGGTATAATGCTGAATCTTGCATATAAATATGCTAAGGAAAATAAACTTTTACATAAATTGTCTTTTTATTACGAAGACTATGAAGCTGATTATCGATTTACCCATGAGTATGCCGATAGAACATTCAAGACTATGAATGATGTAGCCCATAGGTTTTGGCTTTGCCTCCCTATCTCTGCCGCCTGTTCTGTTTCGATGTATGACAATAGGTGGTATCCATGGGCAAAGGAATCAAAGGATATATGGGTAAGACCAATGCCGGAATATGATTATGTGGTTAATGAGGACAATTGCCCTTTCCCTTTCATTCCTAAAACAAAAGGTTTCGACACTCGTGAATACTTCGCTGAATGGTTTTCTAATACCTATGGCAAAACTGCCGTATTAGTAGGAATACGTGCTGATGAGTCACTTACTAGGCGAGCTATTTTCACTAGCCAGCATAGGCGCTATATGCACGATGGGCTTAAGTGGTCTAAAACGATAAGTGATAAGATTTGTAATTTTTATCCTATTTTTGACTGGAAGGCCCAGGATGTATGGATAGCCAATTGTAGATTCGGATGGGACTATAACCGTGTATACGATTTGTATTATCAGGCTGGTTTAACTATTGATCAAATGCGTGTCGCTTCTTCTTTCCATCAGTGCGGACAGGCAAGTCTCCATTTGTATCGCGTCATAGACCCGGATACGTGGGGAAGGATGGTAGGCAGGGTAAACGGTTGCAATTTCGGAGGAATGTATGGTGGCACTATTGCTATGGGCTGGAAGAATATTACAAAGCCCAAACATTTTACATGGAAACAGTATGCTGAGTTTTTAATAAACACTCTTCCCGATTCTACTAAAAAAAAACTACTTTATCACTTAGGTAGGTTGCAAAAAACATGGTTCGAAGAAGGATATGGACGCAACCCAAGAGTAATTAAAGCTATGCAAGAAGAAGGCATTGAGATAGAAAATACTCATGCTATTGCTAAGAATTGCACAAAACCAGATATATACGAGATCGTAAAAATAAAATCAGGCATGCCGGATGAAACTAGTATCCATGCTAATTTTAGGATATGCCCAAGTTGGAAAGGAGTATGTATTACTATTATGAAGAATGATTTTTCATTGACTTATATGGGATGCCAAAGGACTAAAGATCAAAATAGCAGAAAACGAAAAGCTCTTGAAATGTATAGGAAGCTCTAATGGTTTATGAGGATACATGGTGCAATGGCAAATTAGTTTCTTCTGGCATTAGACAATGTGGCGATAGGTATAATATAGTGAAAGGTTTTTGTGAAAGTATTAAGCCTGTATCAGTTTTAGACATTGGGGCTAATATGTGTTACTTTGGTTTGCGCCTTATAGAAGATTTTAATTGTTCTGTAATGGCGTTTGAATATGATCATTTTTATATGCGTATGGATAATGTTAGAAAAAACAAGACTGATAAGTTAATGCTATTGGAAAGGAAGTTGTCATTGCCCGATCTTGCCATATTGAAAAACTGTTGTCATTTTGATATTGTATTGGCTATGTCTGTTTTGCATCATTTACCAGGAGATACACAGGAATGGATTAGTGCTATGCGCGGTATTGGAGATTATGTCATTGCAGAGTTTGCGCTCGATGATTCTAAACGACCCAATGTAAGGAAGAATTATTTTATTCCTAGCGATGCTATCAAGATAGGGAGTGCTAAAAGTCATTTACTTGATGGTTTTAATAGGCCGATAGTTGTGATGAAAGGAGTACGATGATGAGTGGCAATCTTTTTGACGATGTGAATAAAGAAGCTAATGTTATAGACCCTAATTTCACTAGCCCAGTCTATAATGTTTTGCGTGTACCAGTTAGCAAGATTAGGGCTAATTCATATAATCCTAATCATGTAGCTCCGCCCGAAATGAAATTGCTTGAACTTTCAATATGGGAAGATGGTTATACTATGCCTATTGTTTGCTACTATCTCGCTAGCGAAGATGTATACGAGATTGTAGATGGTTACCATCGTTATACTGTTATAATGACTAGCGAGCGGATAAACAAACGCGAGCATGGACTTTTACCTGTTGTTGTAATTGATAAGGACATTGATAATCGTATAGCATCGACTATTAGACATAATCGTGCACGTGGAGAACATTCTGTTGAACTTATGTCTAACATCGTAGGAGAGCTTACGAAGGCAGGAATGAGCGACGGATGGATGATGAAACATATCGGAATGGATAAGGATGAGCTTTTGCGTCTTAAACAAATAACCGGGCTTGCTGAATTATTTGCAGATAAAGACTTTTCAAATGCTTGGGAAATGGGAGATATGCCAGAATCTTCCAATGACGACGCAATACCAAATATGGCAGAATCTGATTTTGACGAAGCGGAAGATAGCTAAGTTTATTCCCCGCCCCTAACCGGACGGGGATATTTATAGGAGGATACATGCCCACAACTAAACATTTCATCGTTAAGGTTAAGCGCCCCGTTTCCGCTCAAGCTGACAAGGTAGTCGGACAGCCCAAGCCAACTCCCAAGCCAGCCCCTAAGACAAAGGAAAAGAAGCCCAAGGGCCCGGCACAGACCCCGCCCAAGACTCCCGGGAAACTCAAGCCTCGTGACGCCCTCCGCTCCCAGGGCCTAGACTTCTACCATTTCGTATGGCCTATCGATGTGTTCGATCATTGGTGCCATCTCCTTGCCGACTCTGGGGCCTCGCGTCCTAACGATATTCTCCTTGGATGGATACAGTCTGATATTGAGGCCCGCGAACTCCAGAAACTTGACAAGGATAGCCGTAAAGATGATTAGCAGGAATGTAGTACAATTTTATGGGACATAGTGATATATAATAGGTAGAGGGGTATTGAAAATCTCTCTCACGCGGACTAGTCATCCGCTTGTATCTAAGTGTTGAACTAGATTAGATTGTACCTAACACGGATTTATGCTAAGCAGGGCTTCACAACATTTCCCCTGCGTCTCCCCTGACAAGGAGTAGCTTTAATCCGTTTTTTTATATCCGCATTGCGGAAATGGAGTACAAAGTGAACGATCTAGTGAATGTCGGAAACGCAACTATCAGAGACGGGATTGCCGAATTGGGCTTGTTTGAAAGGAAACAAGAAGTATGGGTATCTAGCCGAGATTTGGCTAGAGTATTTGATAAGCCCCACAATGATGTATTGAAGGTAATTCGATCTATTGAAAATGATCTAGATAATAAAGATGTGGGATATTTTTCCCAGATGTCATATAAGGATAATTACGGGAGAAGTCAACCTGGCTATACCATGAATAGAAAAGGATTTACTCTTATAGCCATGGGGTTTACAGGTAAAAAGGCTATGGCCTTTAAGCTGGCATATATTGAAGCATTTGAGGCTATGGTTAACCTTATTGAAACTAGGTTTATATCGAAGCAGGGATATAAGGAAATGACCTCGGCAATTAGTAAATATATAGGCAATGACAGACTATGCTTTAGCGCAGAAGCTAATATGATAAATAAGATCGTCCTGAAGATGACTTCTAGCCAATTCAAGGAGCTTAATGGACTAAAAGAAAATGAGAGCCCGCGCGATTCTGTAGTTGTTGATTGTCTTAATAAACTAGATAGGGCACAAAGGCTAAATGCTCAATTGATTATTAGTGGAATGCCTGTTATACAAAGAAAGTCAATCATAGAGAAAAACTTTCAATAATGAAAGTAATAATTGCCGGTGGCCGTGATTATCGCCCTACTCGTTGCGCTTGGTTTTGGCTTCGTGATATGTTACTTTCTTTGAAGTGTACCGAAGTCGTTTCAGGCAAAGCGAGTGGGGCCGATGCGATGGGAGAGAAAATAGCGGAGCGCATGGGATTCCCATTAAAGTCATTCCCCGCCGACTGGAATAAATACGGGAAAGCAGCTGGGCCTATGCGGAATGAACAAATGGCACAATATGCCGATGCGTGTATTTTGTTTCCAGGTGGGAGTGGTACTGAAAATATGAAATCTAGAGCAATCGCCCACGGATTGAAAGTAATTGAGTATAAGGAGTAAATAAAATGGCCCAAATAATGCAGTACAATTTTTTGCCTCTTTATGGTATATATTATGTAGAGACAGTTCAGCCGCACGCCGGTTGACAAATTAGTAGAGATTGGCTACGATAGCCCTGCATCTATCGCCGCCAATTTTGTGCGGGATTCCCGATGATAAGACCGAATGCAGGCGGTCGAATTGTCGGGCTTTTTATTTTACAAGGAGTTACAAAGTGAAAGTATTGGAAGTTGAGGTTACTGGTAGTGATGGGGTTATCCGAATCTCACAGCCTAGTGCGTTCAATCAGAACGGGTATGATGAGATCATCCTTTCTGCAGAACAGATTGATCTATTTGTATCGATGATAAAAAACGCAATACCGGATGCTATGGCACTAAAGGAATAAATAAATAAAATGCAATACACTATCAATGGATTTTCACAAGAGAAGCTTGTCTCTTTGAAGCTAGACGCGGACGATGCTTTAATTCTTAGATGGTTCGTTGACTTTTACCATACGGGAAAAATGGCGAAGGTATATAATGACGGTAAAGAATATCTCTGGGTAAAGTATAGCGCTATCATAGATGATCTTCCCATCTTAGGTATTAACACTCCTAAAAACATAGGAAGGCACTTCCGAAACTTTATCGAGTGCGGTTTAATGGAACAATTCGTCAAGAGAGATATAGGTGGAAGCTTCTCTTGTTTTAGGCTAGTTGAAGAGGTATATACCCCACTTGTCCAGGGTGGGGCTGGAATGTCCCATGTCACTACCCCGGGTTGTCCCGTGACAAAGGACAATTCAGGGGGGGCAAAAGACTCTTCTATCAATAATCCTTCTATCAATAATCCTAATATAAGAGCGGTTCAGGCTTCGCCTTCGCCGCTTTCTCCTGATTCAAGCAATAATTCCACCTTATTCCCCGAGAGTGGCAACGAACAGGAAGGAATTAAAGATACTGTTCCGCCCGCGCAAAGGCACAAATATGGGTCTGAGAATAATGTCCTCTTGACGGATTCTCAATACGATGCTTTAATAAAGGACTATGGTGAAGAAAAGATAAAGGCGATGATAGAGGAGCTATCGCAAGGGAAGGCCCTTAAAGGGTATAAATACAAGCGCGATGATATTGCTATCCGTAAGTGGATAGACAGGGACAAGGGCAAGCAACCCGCCCCGACTCGCAACGCTATGCAGAGCGCGAGTAAGTATCATATACCGTTAGCCTAAGGAGTATATATCGTGCCAGTTCTTAGCAGGTGGGGCGATTGGTCCAGGATAGAACATGATGGGTATGTTTATATCGTTAATGTTGCAAAGGAGGATAATCCTTTCGATGATGGAGGTAGATATATACCTTGGTTCTATATACACCTAACAGCGATGACCGCTAAGAATAGGCCATACGAAAAACACGCTGCCGTAGTTATGGCTATTAGAAAAACCTTCAATATGGTTATAATGCGGAAACTTGAAGATTCTATTAGGTATTATCTAGACGTATGGCAACCTAAATATATTGCCATTGGAGCTTATGAGGTAGATCGCGAAAGACGTATGAGGCTATATCTTAGTAGATTAGCAACTATGGGGTATCGTGTAAAACTTCATGTTTCAGAAAGCAAAGATACACAGGATTTTTATTACTTAGAAAGGCAATAGCAAAAGTTTAAGGAGGTATCTATGGATATTATTAAGTTTCGGGCGTGGGACGGTTTTAAGTACTGGTATAACGTTGCTGTTATGGATTCAGAGCCATATGTTATGAACTATGAAGAAACTGGTCTTGTACCTTTATTTTCGGAAGATCAAATTGCCTTATATGGCAAGCCAATAGTAGAGCAGTATATTGGACTAGGTGATAAATATTATAAAGATATTTACGTGGGCGACAGACTAGCTCACGATGATGATTTTAAGCATCCCGGAGTAGTACAGTTTTGTAAGGGTATTTTCGGCATTAACTGGAATTATGATGAAAATCAAGACCCGGAATGGGAAGATGGGCAAATGTATGGAGTATGGGGGGTCGAGCATAATCTTCGCCGTCTTGATGATGGCTTTAACAGAGAGCTAATTATTATCGGAAACATTCACGAGGCCGCAAAATGACCCGACACTGTGAAAAGCATAACCTAGATTATGAGGAAGTTATAAACGATATTCTAGGTGACATTTCCTCTTGCCCTATGTGCGCAGAGGAAGCCGAAAAACAGTTTGCAGAGAAGGAAGTCGAGGAGCGCAAAGAGCTAATCGACGCGGCCACGATTGCAAGCTATAAGGCTATGGGCATAAAGCCAATTTACTACGATGCGACTTTCGATAACTTTATTGCCGATACGCCCGAATTGAAGCTCAATCTTGAGGCGGTGAAAGAACTGGTCGTTAAACAGTCGGGCACAATTGTTATGACCGGAAACTATGGGGCTGGTAAAACCCATCTAGAGTGTGCCGCTGTTAAGGAACTGAAAGGAAAGTATATCAAGATGTTTGCTATTTCAGAAAGAATCAGGGCGAGCTACGTTGACACAAGCCGGGGAACGAGCCTAGATATTCTTGACGAACTTGCGAGTGTACCTATTCTGGCGATTGACGAAATGGGCCGTAGCAAAGGGAGCGACTGGGAACTGAATTATCTTTCGTATGTGTTCGATGAGCGACACGCTAGCCGATTGCCTACGATCTTTGCAAGTAACCGGCATATGGTCGAAAATTGCCCGTCGCATGGGTGCGATAATTGCTTGCAAAACTTTTTCGGTGATGATATGATGTCGAGAATATGCGAGGATGGTAAGTTGCTTAATTTTAGTGGCAGGGATTTTAGGCTTGAAGGGAGGTAGGTTTTGACCTATTATGTTATCCGTACAATGGTCAAGCGACTTGGCCGAAATACTATCGAAGACGAAAAACGTTGCGAGTTTGAAAGATCGGCGAAGATGGCCTATGATGAACTATGCCGAGAATATCCTAACGACTATTTTGAGCTTGTGAAAATTGAACATAATGAGGAGTGTTTGGCTTATACATTAATGGATTTTGACATTAAGCGAAAGGATAGCCATCCCATGATGAATGGTGGTGCAATGCCTAGTAATGTGCATGGAGATAAAATACCGCCCCCGCCCATCCACCGCAAGGCCATCTTATTCACGAAGGACACATACCCGCAATTGTAAAGGAGGTCGATAATGTCTAACTACATTGCAGAGCATGGCCTAGATGGTGCACATGATGAAGTATTGGTTAATGCGCAAGGAGCTATCAAGAAGGCGGAAGGGGATTGTAATTGAAAACGCAAATAGATCTGTTCGATATTCCTAAAGATTCTGAAAGTTCTATCGATAAGAAATATACTGCCAAAATCAAAGCCCCTATATATACTCCAAAACATGACAAGCCGCATCCTTATGAATTGTTTGATTCATCTAAAAGTGATAGACTGATTGAAAGCATAAACAAGTCTAGCGCAAGCAAGGAAGAAAAGGCTTTTTTGATTGAAGCGGCTAAAAGGCATATTGTATTCAATTATTCAAAGATTGCAGACTTCTATGCTCATTCAAGCAAAGAAGTACAGGAATTGATGGAAGAGTCGGCGCTTGTGATTATTGACTTCGATAGGGCGATAGAATGTGGTTATGTTAAACTTTCAGAGGAAATAGCCGATCAGTATTTGGAGGATACCGCTAATGAGGGATGATTTCTGTGCCTTCATTTTGACACACGGACGGCCCAATAATGTACTAACATATAAGACTCTTGAAAGACATGGATATACCGGGAAAGTATATATTATTATTGACAATGAGGACAAAACTGCTAGCGAGTATTACAAGATTTATGGCGATAAAGTTATTATGTTCGATAAATCATCCATAGCGAAAAGGCTAGATGAGGGTGATAACTTTGAAGATCGGCGGGCCATTCTTTATGCGCGAAATGCGTGTTTCGATATTGCTAAAGATTTGGGGATAAAATACTTTATTGAGCTAGACGACGATTATTACTGGTTTGGATATCGTATGGCTAGTGGTGGTAAGAGTATGAAAAATATAGATGTTATTTTTGAATCGTTAGTATTTTTTCTTGAAAATAGCAAAATTGATTCAGTCGCATTTAGTCAAGGCGGAGATCATATTGGTGGATATGATGAAAATAAACAAGTATCACGTAAGGCAATGAATAGTTTTGTATGTTCAACTAATAGGCCATTTGTCTTTGTTGGTAGAATAAATGAAGATGTAAATACATATACTCGATATGGAGGTGTTGGTAAAATATTTTTAACTATAATGAATATACAATTAGATCAAAAAGATACCCAGTCAAACAAAGGCGGTATGGCAGATTTATATTTAATGAATGGGACATATGTTAAAAGTTTTTATACTGTTATGTATGCCCCGTCGTGCGCTTGTATTAGAATGATGGGAATACACCATCCTAGACTTCACCATTCAATATCATGGAATAATGCAGTGCCATGTATTATTAGCGAAGACTACAAAAAGAGGTAGGTTAATTGATCGATAATCCAAACTTTTATGATATTGACGCGGAGAAGGCTATACTAGGTGCCGTCCTGGTAGATAACTCTTGTATGAGCGACATTCGAGGACTTCTTGCACCGGATGATTTTTATCAATACCAGGATCAACTTATCTGGAAGATATTTCAGGAGCGGGCCGATAAGAAACTCCCAGTTGATATAATTTCATTGAATGACGAAGTTAAATCTAGGGGATATCAGGTTGATCTTGTCTACATAACCTCTCTTTCCGATAATTACTTGTCATCGGCCAATGTAAAGTTTTATGTCAATATCGTAAAAGATAAGTCAATTAAGCGTTCGCTTTGGAAGATCAATTCCGCTAGTGCAGATGATCTTGTAAATGGTAACAAGACTGGAATTGAAATAGCGAACGGGCTAGAACAAGATGCTAGTAATCTCGCAACGAAAAACGAGGTCGGGAAATATGTCAAAATGGCGTCGGTACTTCCGACCACTATCGAGACGCTAGAGTTTTATAAAAATCACCCCGAAGATTTAAGGGGGCTTCCTTTCGGTTTTAAGAGCGTGGACAATATAACCGGAGGAATACGAGGTGACGATTATATAATAATTGGAGCAAGACCCTCACAAGGGAAATCTACACTTTTGTTAACTATGGCTAATAACATAGCAATGAACTATAACATTCCAGTAGGTATATTTTCTTGCGAGATGTCAAAAGAATCAATGAACGAAAGGCAGGTTTATTCTATTTCCGGGATAAGTAAGAGGCGTATAAAGTTTGGGCATTTGAGCAAAACTCAAGGTGAGAGTTTGCAATCCGCTTGTATGAAAATTGCCGAAGCCCCCATGTTCATTGATGATACTTCAAATATATCTCTTAGCGCTTTTAGGGCTTCAGCTAGAAAGATGATTCATAATGAAGGGGTAAAAATGATATTCATTGACTACCTCGGATTAATGAATCCTGAAAGGCCCAAACTTGCACGATGGGAGCGTATTGGCATTTTGTCTAAAGAGCTTAAAAACTTTTGTCGAGAAAATCACGTACCGCTAGTAGTGCTTTCGCAACTTGGGCGCGAAGCTCAAGGTAAGCAACCAACTATGGCAGATTTGCGAGACTCCGGTTCTGTGGAGGAGGATGCCGACATGGTATTTTTTCTTCATAGGCCGAAAGAGCCCGAATTGAACTCGGAAGTAGTCGAGACTGACTTGATTTGTGCAAAGCAAAGGAATGGCCCGGTGGGAACAATCAAGCTCAATTTTTATCCAGAGCTTGTAAAGTTTGAAGACAAGGAATAGACCCTACTTGACGAAACTAAAAGCAATTAGATAGTATAAGCAAGGAGGATAAATATGAGTGGTGAGATTTGCAAAGAAGCTATTGAAGCCGCTGATGAGATCAATGATGCAATCGATAAAGCTAGAGTTGGTGGCAATTGGGATGGGGTGTATACTTTGAATATGGCAACGATAGATAATGCAATACGCAAGGCGAAAGATTGCAAAGCAATAGATAATGCTTATAATCCCAAACTATGGGGAGTTGTGCCCGATAAACCATGGCCTAAACCCGAGCCCGCGCAAGAGACGAGCGAGGAAGCGGTGATTGATTTTATTAGGGCAACACTTGCCCAGGCTAAGTCGGAGATCAAGCGCCTTGTCGGAATGGTTGATGGCGAGTTTGATGGCCTTGATAGTGGAGAAAACCAGATTGCCAAAGAGATAGACCATGCAATCTTTCTTATCCCTATTGTCTCCGCCCAGTCGAGCGAGAAGGCGCTCTGGGAGGCGGACCATGTTGAGCTGGCCGAGTGGCGCAGAATAAAGAAGCTGTTCCGCGAAGAAGCAAAATATCGAAACGATTCTCGGAATGCATATGCTGGCCATAGCCATAGTAAGCCAGGAATATGGGATAGCGATAACGGCCCGCTTGCCGGCCATGAATGTGCTGCCTGCGCCGCAGCTCGCGCCGCCCTCGTCCAGGTCGAGAGCAAGGACAAGAAGTGATGCGCGACCTAAAACATATGATTGATGTGGGGGCCGAGCTATCAGAACAATGCAAGAGCTTCGGGTACTATCGCGGAATTGAACTTTGTTTTTATTGTCGGCGCGAGGATGAGTGCGAAGAATCAACAGCTCTCGCCCAGGCCCAGAGCGAGGACTTCAAAAATGACTAACTATGATCTCTCTAAAAAACTCCTTGAACTTGTACAAGGAACAGACCCCGACAAAGAAAAGAAGATAAACAATCTAATTGTATTGCACGAGTGCGAGATAGTTCGGCAAATGGACGATCTTCTTTTACAGGCTAACAAAATTATAGCCAAGGATTGCCATTGCCCGAAAGCGAAGTACGAAGGATGGAAGAAACAAGTGAAGGACTATTTCGGCAAGTACGGGAATATGGAGGATAAGTAATGATTAATCTCAAGGGGTTGTCTGATCTTGAAAAACGGGAACTTATTCCTGACGATTTGATTTTCTTAGGATATCGAGGGTCTATAGCACATGGGATGTATGTACCCAATACTGACCCTAATAGCATCGATGATAAAGATATTATCGGAGTATATATTTTGCCAGCATCGCATTATATTGGAATAAATAAATCAAAAGAAGTTAGGGAAAAGTGGTATAAGGAATGGGATTGTGTGTATTATGATTTTTTGAAAATTGTTTCTCTGCTATGCAAGGGGAATCCGAATGTATTGTCTTCGTTGTGGCTGGATGATAAATATATTTTATATCAGAATGATAGCTGGAGATCATTGGTTGAAATAAGGGATGCCTTTACGTGCAAAAATGTTTATCACTCATTTTGCGGATATGCCCATAGCCAATTTCATCGAATGACACATATGTCTTATGATGGATACATGGGGGAAAAGCGTAAACTTTTAGTTGATAAATATGGATATGATTGTAAAAATGCGGCTCACCTAATTAGATTACTTAGAATGGGGATTGAGTTTTTGGCAGAGGGCACCCTTTATGTGGAAAGACAAGATGATGCTACACAATTGCTTGAAATAAAACGCGGCGAGTGGACCCTTGAACAAGTTAAAACAGAATCTGAAAGATTGTTTAACCTTTGTGACGAAGTATATATAAAGAGTACGCTAAGAGAAACCCCAGACTTTAATAAAATAGATTCGGTGTGCAAAGATATTTTGTATAATAGGATAAGGAGTGAATTGGGATGATTCCTAGTTACGATGATCTTGTAAAGATTGCTAAGGGGCTTGCGTTTAAGGATGCTTGTACACTAGACTGCAATCAATGCGATTGGCAGAAAAGAAAAGAAGATTGCCGAGAGTTGGCAAAAAAGGAGATCGAAAGTGGCAGACGGTAGCGATGTGGCGGCTGGAATTGTGACGGGGGTTATATTTTTCTTTCTTGTGTTTGTGGCGGCGGTCTTTGCGGGGACGATTGTTTGGCTTATTTGGCCCGTTGCGATTCCCGCTGTATTCCCTGGTCTTGTGGCTAGTGGCGCGATTGCGGGAAAGATTTCATGGTGGGCGGCTGTTTGTTTTTCATGGATTTGCGGATTGCTTTTGAAGGCAAGTCAGACTAATACGACAAAGAAGAACTAATCATAAAGGCCATGGTATCGTAAAAGGTACCATGGCCTAAAGGAATAAAATTGATTGACATTACTTTCAATGAATTATATGGTTTCAAGACGGCCCTCAAAGCCCTTCGTCGCCCGATGAATAAAGAACGCGATGCGAGTCTAGGGGATATGCCTAATGAAGATGACTTGCGCCTCATGGTCGGGCTTGCAAAGAATGGTGATGACCATGCAAAGTTTATGCGAATGATAGGCGCGGGAATAACCGTAAGAGCTCCGCGCTATTTCTGGATTGAGCTTGATACTTACAAGCTAGGTCGCTTTGATCTTGACGAGGAACATTGCAGCGAATCGACTATGCACAGGAAAATGAGTGCGCCTTTTATTGCAGATGATTTTGAGAATAGCGATATTGCTTCACCATATCTTGAACAGTTGAACGAAGTAAGAAAACTTGTGGCTAGTGGTGATTGCACTATTGAAGGATTAAAGGCGATGATTCCCGAGGGCTTTCTTCAGACTCGTGACATGCTTTTGAATTATCAGGCTATGCGCCGAATCTACCACGCCCGCAAGAATCACAAACTTAGTCAGTGGCAAACATTTTGCAAGTGGATGGAAGATAACATTCCTTATTCGCAATTGATAACAGAAGGCAATGATTGAGCGATACGAAGCCTATTTCCAAGACGGCCTACGCTAAAAAACTAGCCCGCGCAATTCGCAAGGCCGATAGATGGTTTAATAAGTACATAGTTTTGCGAGACGGTAAATGCGTTATTTGTGGGAGTAAAGAGAATGGCCAATGTTCCCACTATTATGGGAAAAAGGCTTGCCCTGAATTGAGATACGATCTTGATAATGCTCATCGAATGTGTAACGCTTGTCACTTGAGGCACCATCGGTTTGATGATCAAATGTATAGCAATTGGATGAGGCATACATATTCTGAGCGCAAGCTAGACAAACTTGAAGAGGCTTCCAAAATGCGTGAGGATAGGCCAATAGAATACTATGAGGGCATAGAGGTAAAGTATAAGGAGCTAGTCTCGCGCATGGGCCTTGACTGATTCACATTTGTTGATTATAATAAGGCAAGTGTATTACAAGGAGGCTGTATGGCTAGAATGTTGGCTAGTGTTCAGAAAGTTCTAGAGATAGTACCCATCGAAGGTGCTGATAGAATTGAACTGATAAAAATCTTAGGTTGGCAATGCGTTGTAAAGAAGGGCGCTTTTAGTGTTGGTAATACTGGAGTGTATTTTGAGATTGACTCTATAGTGCCCCCTTTGCCTGCTTTTGAGTTTATGAAGGATAGGAAGTATCGCGTTCGCACAATTCGGCTCAAAGGTGCAATATCTCAGGGGCTTTTTATGTCTTTTGCCGATCTTGGATTGAAAGATTATCCGGTAGGTAAAGACCTTACCGATACTATCGGAGTCAAGAAGTATGACCCGGAGGACGCGGCTGATAAAACAGTCTATCAGAAGAAACCCAAGGGAATATGGTGGAAACTCGTATATACCCTGCCTTTCTTAAAGCCTTTCCGCAAGAAGTGCGGCGAAGGTGCTAGCTTCCCGACTCATCTTGTAAGTAAGACGGACGAAACTAGGCTTCAATCTTTTAGGCCTGGATTTCTTGATACTTATAAAGATTTACCCATCGCCATTTCACAGAAGATGGATGGGTCTTCCACTACCTTCGTTTGGAATAAGGTAAATTTTCTGTAGCCTCTCGGAATGTTTGGTATATTGAGAAAAAGACCAATAATTATTGGGCAATTGCTGAAAAGACAAATATCGCGCAAGCTGCCAAGAAGGTATTTGGGAAGTGCAATGTCTGTATGCAAGGTGAAATGTGCGGGCCGTCTATCCAAGACAATAAATATAAGTTCGATTCACTCCATTATTTTCTTTTCGGTATTTTTGACAGTGACAGGAAAACGTACTTTGGTCCCCAGCTGCTACTTGATACATTTAAGCAGTTGCGAGACGCCGGGGCTACAATTGAGATTGTCCCACAGCTTGTAGTTCCATCCGATCATAAAACCATTAAAGATATTGGCTTGACGGTCGACGAGTGGCTTTCGTATGTTGAAACGAAATCTACATTTAATCCCGAGTCTTGGAATGAGGGAGTAGTTATCAGGAGTCTTGATAATAGACCCTATGGAGTTAGGGGCATGGAGGGTGGCCGTTTCAGTTTTAAGGTCATTAACAATAAGTTCCTTTTGCAGTACAATCTTTAGGGGGGGGGGCTATGGGTATGTTTAATGTCCCTAAAGTTTACGCGGATGATCTTTGTGTCTTGAAAGGAACTACAGACGCAATCCTAGGGAGGTGGCAAGAGGATGACGTAGAGGTTGATGATGATACCATGGAGGCTATTGGCAAGTTGAATACGGCTATCAATGCCGCATATTTTAGCAAGGAGAAAACAGAATGAAAACTATTCTTGAGATCGGAGACATTGTTATGCTGAAAAGCGGCGGTCCGATGATGACGGTCGAGCGTGTTAAGGATGACGATTGTGGATGCATCTATTTCCCTGGAGACGATGGAGAGTATGGGCCTGAACCAGTTAGGGCTCCGTTTCCTATCGTGACTCTTGCCATTCTCGGCGATTGCTAAAAGGAGTAATGCCCGGTAGTCGAAAGGCTATCGGGTTTGTAAAATGCTAACAGCTAGAGAAAAGTTTTACATAGCGGCGCACAAGCAGGGCGCAAGAATAGCGAAAGAAGTCAAGAAACAGCAAGAGAATGGGCGGGAGAGGGCGGCTTCGCTTACTAGGGATAAAACAAAAAGGGAGCGCTATATAGTTCCATCCGATTGCCTAACATTGAAGAAAGCTGCGAATGAATATCGCCGCTCTGAATCGGGTATAGCTAAGGCGATAAATACGGGCAAGTTGCAATCTGAAAAGATTGGCCCATATCGTGTAATTAAGCGCGTTGACTTGGAAAAGTATTTCGAGTGGGCCGCACAAGCAAGGAAAGAATCGGCGTATAGGGCAATGAAGGCTAGGTGTGAGAAGCTAAAATCTTCTACTAACTAGGATTAGTACAATTTTTAGGTGCTTTGTGATATATATTATATAGGGAGGCAATAGAAATGGAAGGTATGGCAAGTGTTCCGGTTGACGAGCTTATCAAGATGAATGACGCAATGCGGGCGATGGAAGAGAATAAGATAACTATTTGTAGTTCTAGAGATTGCGATTATATATCACATGTTTCCGTGAATTATGTAGGAAAAGACGAAGCTATTACTAAAATGGAAGATATTATAAAAAGGCAAAAAGACTATATAGATGATGCTGATAACAAAATAGAGTATATGGAAAAGTACAATAGGCATGATACTGATAATTATAGGGTTAATGATAATTCATTCCGTTCTAGGCTTCATTTCCTTTTTACAGGTAGGCTCGAATAATGGACTATTCAAACCGAATCACGCCAGAGAATATCTCACTCCTAAAGTCAAATGAGGTCTTTGTATACGGAAGCAATCTAGCCGGGAAGAATAATCTCGGAACTGCAAAGGCGGCTAGTGATTTGTTCGGCGCTAAGTACGGCCAATTCTATGGGCAGCATGGGCAATCTTTTGCAATCCCTACTAAGGACGCCAATATCCGCTATGCCCTTCCAATTGAGACGATAAAGCACTACGTAGACAAGTTTATCAATGAGGCGCGGGTCAACAAAGGCAAGACCTACTATGTTACCGCAATCGGTACGGGACTATCAGGATACAAGCCCCGCGAGATTGCTCCACTGTTCAAAGATTGCGTAAAGATGGATAATGTATATCTGCCAGAATGTTTCTGGGAAGTGCTAGCGGAGAGAGGAGAAGGCAATGAGTGATAATGAAGTTCAGATTTTTGATTTTGAAGCTAATAAAATTAGAACTGTCATGATCGATGGTAAGCCTTGGTTTATTGCTAAAGATATTGCCAGCATTCTTGATTATACAGATACACAGGCAATGACTAGGAGAATTGACGAAGAAGATGTTTCAACCTATACCGACAGGTCGTCGGGGCAGGGTAGAGAAATAAATATAGTAAATGAATCTGGATTATATGCTTCTATCTTGGGTAGCACTAAGCCGGATGCTAAGGTTTTTAAGAAGTGGATAACTGGTACCGTGCTTCCATCACTTCGTGAAAATGGCGGTTATATTGTAGGGCAAGAGAAAATGACTAGTGAGCAGATTCTTGCCCATGCTCTTATAGTTGCTAATAATGTAATTGAGAGTGAAAAGAAACTTCGCGCAAAGGCTGAGGGCGAAGTCAAAATGCTAGTTCACGATTTCAGCAAGGAGTACACGACTACCGAAATAGCGAAAGAGCTTCATCTTAGATCAGCGCGTGAGCTTAATGATAAATTGAGCGATATGAAGATACAGTTCAAACAGAATGGAACATGGGTACTTTACTCGGATTATTCCGGGGAGCATTATACCAGTATAAAGAATACCGTCCTCGATTCTGGAAAGGTTGTCTATGATAGACTATGGACTGGACTAGGGAGAAAGTTTATTCTAGGTCTATTCGGTGTCGAGGTTAAAGATAATGTCAATTGATACTATCATATCTCAAATAGAGGAAGAGATTAGCAGCGTAGAAAAGTACGAGTTTAGCGATAGGAATATAGAATACTGGAATGGTAAGATAAAAGGGCTTAGGAAGGCGCTAGAGATAGTCAAGGGAGGCTGTGATGGCAAAAGAAAAGAGCCTTAATCTGTATGAGAGGTTTTTGTGGCGCAATTTGTTTAAGCTCATGGAGCGAATGGGGTTTATCTACTCTGATTTTAAGACCGATAAAGATGATATGATCGAGGCCATTACTTTTAGTAAGAATAGTGAATACATTGATAAAGTGGGCGAGATTGAATGATTGAAGAATCACGGCTTGAGGCCCTAGGTATAATCTATATTAAGCAGGGTATGAGCAAGGAAGAGCGAGCCGAATGGGCAAAGACCTACAATGAGCATATAGACAAGATCATGGCAAATGAGGCTAAACATGTTCAAGAATATCTGTTCTAATTGTGAGAGTGGGCCGACTCAATGCTACTTTACGGAATATAATTTGACGGAATGCGAGCAATATAGGTCAAAGGCTGCCGCTTCGATTATGCGCGGTCTTGAGGAAGTAAAAGAGATGCGACATCCTAAATACGGGGAGTGGATAAGCGTTAAGGATAAAGTACCAGATGAAGGGAAATTGGTTTTGTGCGCTGGAAGTAAGGGGGGATATTTTTTAGGTGTTAACTATATATGTCCACAAATGAATGATTGCGTTAGTATATATATGGATGTAACTAATGCCAGAATAGGGCGGAATGCTACTTATTGGATGCCTTTGCCTGAACCGCCCAAGGAGTAGTAATTTATGGGTTGCTTTGATAATATCGAGATAGACGATAAATGGCTTCCTGATTCTTGCCATGGTAGGCACAATTGGCAGACGAAAGACCTCGATTGTGGATTGTCGGTTTACCATATTGATAGCAATGGGGTATTTGATTATCATTCTCTTTATACAGGAGAGTTATATTTTTATGACGGTATAGAGTTTGTGGCTAAAATAGAAGCCGGAATGCTAAAGAGTATAAAGTCTGTTACTGACGGTAACGAATGGAATAAGATAAACACCCACGTTCCCGAGTTTAATGTCGAGTTAGCTATAGAGTTATCGAAGTATGTACACGATTATTGTAATGATGCTCCGCATGACATAGGAGTAAATCTAGCTATCATAGCTAAGAGGTTTTACGATAATGTCTAATTGGCAAGACATAAAGGTATCCAAGCCTAAGCAAGATCAACCAGTTTGGTATTATTTTGACGTATTCAATAAGGTGTATGATGGGTTTTATAGCCTAGAAGATGTTAGCGATACATACGGCAAGCCAGATGGGGCATATTATTCAGATTGTTTTTATGGAAGGCATGGCTTTTTTGCGATGATGTTAAATATTGGCTTCCCCGTGAAGAGGGGCAAGGAAAACCTATATTTGAAATAAAAGGAGTTAATTATGTCAAAGGTAACTAAGGCCGTAGAAGAGAAGGTTGAACCATTTAACGAGTTAGCTTGTAATTGCGGCGCGATACTAGAATACATTGGTAGCAGTCAAGACGCAAAGCACGTTTACAAGACCTATAAGTGCCCGAAGTGCGGGAATAGTAAGGTTATAAGGGAGTAATTATAATATGTTTAGATGGCTATTTGAACCTTATGATGCGCAATATGAACCTAATTGGAGTTCGCAGGTTTATAATAGAATGTGGACTATTATTTGTATTTTCGTTAATCCATTATCATTAAGCGCATTTGGTATTTGTGCTTGCATATCTAAAAACAAGCTACTTTGTCTTTGCGGCGTGATTATCGCAATAGGATTAGTTATTTTTAATTTCATTCAATTAGGTATTTCAGAAAGACATTATTGGGATACTTCAAAGAAGCTTTATGACAAACTTAATGGCAATGTAAAGGAATAACGATATGAGCGCTAAAAAAGCAGGGTTTTACAAGACTAAGCCGTGCCAGATAGAAGCCTTTCTTTATGATGGGTTTAATGGTGAAACTATTAGGGGGTGGTCTAATGGTAAAGTTATTGATAGCCCTGTAGCGGAACCGACTAGCGATAATCCTACTGGGCGTTATGTACAGGTATATACTCTTGAGGGAGTTATGATCGGTATCGTAGGAGATTATATTATCAAGGGCATACGTGGTGAGTTTTATCCTTGCAAGCCTGATGTTTTTAATAAAAAGTATGAGCTAATAGGGAGCTAATTATGAGCGACGAAGTAAAAATTAGTCATATAAAAGATGATTTATTTAAGAAATATGGTTTTGTTTTCAATGATGATGATACTATAAGCAACGACTCATGGTGTACCGGATTAGATATTTATATTGGTAAATATGACAATGAAGAATATAAACTTATTTCTATTTTCCATGAAATAGGTCATTACGTCATTGGGTGGGATTTTATAGTAAAATGGGATTTTAATACCTTAATAAAGGAAATAGAATGTTGGAATAAGGGTATAGAAATTGCCAGAGATAATGGAATATTTTTTTCCGACAATGCAATAGCATGGGGATATGAAAAGGCCATCGGGTATTGTGGTCACGATGAAAGGGAATGTGTAGATTGGAATAATAAATACGGTAAGAAAATAACGATAAGGGGACAATAAGATGGGTAGTGAAGTAAAAACAGAAGAGAATGAAGATGGGCTAGAAGGCCCTAAATTGAACGATAGACAGCTCGCTTTCTGTAGGGAGTATGTAATTGACTTTAATTCAAAACAAGCTGCTATAAGAGCGGGATATAGCGATAACCCCGATTCCGCGTGCGTACAAGGGTCGTTACTTTTAAGCTATCCTAAGGTAAGGGCCGAAATTGATCGTATTCTGGTAGCTCGTGAGGATGCTCAAAAGGAAGAGATACGGGCGAGGGTGCTAGATGAGCTAGCCAAGATTGCCATGGATGATATTAAGGGAAGTGACGTTTTAAGGGACAAGGAAGGGAATGCGATAGGTGTAAATAGGAAAGATAGGATAAAGGCGCTAGAGCTTCTGGGAAAGTATTCAGCCTTGTTTATTGATAAGGTTGAACTAGCTGGAAGTGTAGGGGCTACTCCAATGGTAGATGCTACTAAATTGAGCGCAACTACTAAGGCGGAACTGGCACAAGCATATGCAGAATCTCTTGACAGAAAATGAACCAACTATAACTAATGCAGACTTGGCGGAGATAGCACGAAATGACTTCTATTCATTTTGTGTTATGCTTAAGCCACGCTTTTACCTTCCGCATCGTACCCATCTATATACTCTATGCCATACATTACAAGATTTTGCAGAGGACAAGATACTAGATAAAGATGGGCAACCGATACAGAAGCTAATGATAAATTTGGCTCCCCGTCACGGAAAAACTTTAACAGTTGATATGTTCTCTCAATGGCTTTTTGGACATGACCCTCGAACTAGTATAATCCGAGCTTGCTACAATGAGACTCTTTCGGGCCGCTCTGCAAAGACCGTTCGCGATGGTATCCAGGAGATAAAGGCCGATTCTGGAAGAATAGTTTATAGCGACATATTCCCTAACACAAAGATAAAGTACGGCGATGCTAGTTACCAGATGTGGTCGCTCGAGGGCTCGCCATTTTCATTCCTGGCTACTTCGCCGACTGGAACGATGACCGGGGTTGGCTGTAAGTGGGGAATTATTGACGACTTGGTGAGAGACGCGAAAGAAGCTTACAATGATAGGATACTAGAGGAGCATTGGGACTTTTACAATAATACTTACTCTAGCAGACTTGAGACGGGAGCGAAAGAACTAGTTGTTATGACTAGGTGGAATGTAAACGATCTTTGTGGGAAGCTAATTAACTCTGCCCCTGACGATTGGCATGTAATAAAAATGCCAGCTTGTAAAGATGGTAAGATGCTTTGCGAGGACATACTTGACTACAAGACTTACATGAAAAGAAAGAACTCCCCAGGAACCGACCCGATCATATTTTCATCCAACTATGACCAAGAGCCGATGGAAGCCAAAGATAAACTATATGGCGAGTTCAAGACATATCACGATAGGCAAGAGAAGTATGATAGAATCGAGGCGTACATTGATACGGCGGATGAGGGGAAGGATTATCTAGCTGCTATTGTGGTAGGGGCCCATCATGGAGTTCTAGACGTTCTGGATGTTCTTTTTACTCAAGACCCCATGGAAATAACAGAGCCACAAACGGCAAAAATGCTAACAGATAATAATACAACGAAAGTCTATGTGGAATCAAATTCGGGTGGTCGTAGCTTCGCTAGGGCTATCGAACGGATAATGAGAGAGAACGGGAACCCTCATACATACGTTGAATGGTTTACACAAACCGCTAACAAAATGTCTAGGATTTTAACCAATTCCGCGAATGTTACTAATTGTTTGATATGGCCCGAAGGATGGAAGGATAGATGGCCTCAAGTTTATGCAGAGTTTAGGAATGCGAGCAGAACTAGGAAGATGCTTCACGATGATATTTTCGACGCGGCAACTGGGCTATGCGAGAAGTGTCTAGTTAACAAGTTCGAGGTATGGTAATATCTCCCTATTAATCTATTTACTAATTAGTATAGTTTATATATATTATATGTGTCCCGTATGGGGCGCATTTTTATTAGTAGGTGGTATAACATGGAACTGAAAAGGGCACTAGAACTACAGACAGAGTATCGTGGGGTAGCTGGGGTTATCCATTGTAATGATAATTTTATATGTCTTAATGATCTTAATTCATTCTTCCCGGGGAAAAGGCTAGATAACTGGATGCGTCTTGAGTCTGCAAAAGAGATAATTGAAGCTGTATCTGAATACCTCGGATGTGAGGTAATAAAAAAGACCAGGGGAAGGAATGGTGGTACATTCGCGCACGAACTTATTGCTATGGACTTTGCGGCATGGCTATCGGTAGAGTTCAAAATAAAAGTATACCAGGCCTATATAAATGGCACTCAACGAAAACAAGACTGGAATCTAAAGCGTATCCTCGCGGCCAATGGATACAAGGTCTTGTGCGATGCTGTCAACGATGCGCATGATCCTGCTATGGGCTATCACTTCTCGAATGAGGCTCTAATGATTAATGAAATAGTATTTGGAGTTAGGGAAGGAACCGCCAGGGATAATGCTACGGAAGAGCAACTAGATGCGGTGACGATGCTGGAGAGTGATAACTCAACTATGATAAAGCTAGGAATGGATTATCAAACTAGGAAGATAAAGTTGGGAGAAATGTATAAGAATATGGCAACTAAAAAGATCATAGCAACTACAAATAAAAGTATAGGTGATATATGAAGTATACCGGCTTCAATGCTTTTGACATTATTAGCGATATGAAGAAAGGAGGCTTAGTATTAGCTCAATGCGACGGGATAGATACTATACGCTTTTCTAATTTGTGCGGTTGTGTTCATAGCACGAATATAGAGGTACATACTGGCGACAATGAACCGTCAAGACTGGCAATGTGCAAACTTGGGTGCAATCCTACGATTGATTGCGGCAAGAAGAAAAGACGGCCCAAGCCCGATAAATATGAGCCAGACCTTACAGAGGGAAGTTAATTTTTGATATATCAAGGATGACGGACACCTTGCAAAAACGGCTATCAAGGCTTTGCGTATTGTGCCATCCTGGTAAAAACAATACGCATTTTTATTTGTTATCCTACTTGACTTGATTCTATTTTGTGCCTATGCTATGGGTAAGTTTTAAGGATAGGAGGCTTTAATGACAGAAGTAGAGACCGCTAGGAAGATTTTGGAGCAAGGACATTGCAATGAAGTTCATTGCGAAATGTGTAATGGTAATGATCATTGCCCGGCTTGTCGCGATAGAGAGTGCCTTGCCAGAAGACTTAATAAAATGGCTCCTTCTCTTTCGGGCGGTGTCCTTGATTCAAAGGGCCGTAAGTTTTTCGAGGATTTTCTGAAATCAAAGGAGGCTAAGGGAATGGACAAAGAAGAGGCAATCAAGAGGCTCGATGCGCTGGAAGGAGAGGCCGCGAAACTTAGGGAGATCATAGAGCGAGGGGATGGTCTTGTATATGATGATAACAAGATTTATGTAGCTATTATTGAAAAACAGCCCTATCTTTTGTGCGGGAAAGACATAGACGACTATTTTGGTTGGCATAACTTTAGTGAAAAGAATGCCACAGAAAGGACATTGGGAAGCTCTTGCGATACCGGGCAGGGAGCTCTCGATGATATAGAGGTTGATAGTACAGATATTCACGTCTTCGACAATCCCAAAGACGGTATCAAGTTTTTCTATGACCAGTACATGAAAGCCCATTGATAGACATTGGCCCTCATTGCGAGGGCCTTTTAATTCAAGGAGGTAATCATGGATGAGACAAAGGCTAGAGAGATAATAGGCAATGATTGGATAGATGGGAATAACGCTATTCATAATTGCTGGGAGCCCGGATGGGATGGGTTTTACCCGCATCACAATGTGAGATATACCGCCGACGAGCTGGAAGCTATTGCGTGGTGGATGACGAATAAAGGAGGGAATAAATGAATCAGAGGTACAGAGACTTAGCGGCAACTTTTCCTGAACTTGCTAGTGATGAGTTTGGGAATCATAGATGCAATGACGTTGACGAAGAGACCTGGAATGGATGGACTAAGGCACAACGGAAAAGGTTTGTTAAGGCATAAGTATAGTATAATGGTGCGCTAACTAGGAGGATTGCATGGAAGATTATAATATAAAAGTTACCCATATCGGTAATAAATACGACGCTAGGCTTTTTAGAGGAACAGGGCTTAGGGATGAAATGGCCTGCGAAGAGAAGCAGGATATAGGATGGATATGCCGCGAGATGCTAAGGTGGGCAAGCAGGACGGGCTCGGGTTCTAAGCTCGCGGAGTCGGCCAGGTCAAGACAGACTGGCAAGCCTAAAGGGAAAGTATTTTATATAGGGGCTTAAGTAGTCTAAAAATCTTTTCTTTTTCTCTTGACACAATCATACAATGCGAGATATACTTAGGGTATCAAGTTTGCACGGGCTTGATCGGGAGTCGAAAGGCATAGATCGGCAAGTCGCCGGATAACGTAACCGGCTAATCAGAGCATCAGGGGAGGGGTAATCTATGAAAGACAATAAGCTAGAAGTAGGCGACGAACTGTACTATATTGGCGGTATGGATTCGGCAATGTGTTATGCTGGAAAGATTGATAGGGTAACTAAAACTCTAGCATTCATAGGCGATGAAAAATATCGGATAGAAATGCATAAAACTTTCAGCAAGGAACTTGGCACAGATAAGCCGGGATATGATGGTTATAGTTCGCATTTGTACTATTTGTTGACAGACGATAAAAGGGTGTAACTAAAAAATAGCCAAGCAAGGCGGAAGCTAGAAAAATCATTTACTGATTATTTTGATGACAGGGTTTCTAAAGTTGTCCATCGCTTGACTGATTCACAGCTATCGCGTATAGTAGAGATACCAAAGGAGGAATCATGAGTCTTAATATTATGGATACGGTTATAGTTTTTAATCGTGAAGATAATATAGTAGACATGGGCAATTTTTACTATATATACAAACTTCTAACAAAAGCCGAATGTGATTTGTTTAGTGTTACCGATGGACATGCATTTAGAATAACACTGCCAAAGGAGGACTCCAATGCCGAGTGAGAAGCGTGACAAGGAATAGAGTGAACAAAATAAAGGATGATGTATGAAAAGTGCTGGAGATCTCATTTGGTTTGTTGGTCAATACGTTCCACGTGGATGGCGATTTAATATTTCTAATGTCGCATTTGTTCCTAATTGGATTTATAACGAATACGACAATCTTTCTAATGGTATGTATAACAAAGAGCCCAAGTGGTACGAGCGAGAAGCCATAGAAGCCTATTTCGGTAGGGTTGCAAATGCGCCTTGAAAAGATTTATTCCCGTTTATCCGATGAGATACGCGAGTCGGTGGACGGGACAAAACGCTATTATGTTATAGCCGCAACGCTAGACAAACATAACAATATAATAGCGACCGCACAAAATAGCTACGTAAAGACGCATCCGATGGAGAAGCGGTTAGCGATAAAAGCGGGTAGACCGTGCCGAGAATATCTTCATGCTGAAATCGGAGCGCTAGTCAAAAGTTGCACTAAGGCAGAGTCAATCATGGTAGTTAGGTCTACTCGACGTGGCTTGACAAAATGCGCGAAGCCATGCGATATTTGTATGATGGCGTTGAAGGAAGCGGGAGTGAAGAGGATATATTTTAGCGACGATAGCGGAACATTAAAAGAGGAAGAAGTATAATGTCCGATCAAATATTTTTTACAAAAGAAGAAGTAGAGAAAATAAAGGAAGCTTTGCAAATTAATAGGGATGATTTATCGGGGGAGAGGCATATGTCACTTACTGGTGAATTACAGTATACGACGGAAGCTCTAACCCTTATCAGCTCTCCGCGCCCTATATCTAAAAATGTACTTTCAATGTCAATGCTTTGTGAAATATGTGATACAAGTGACAGAATGGAGAATGATAACAATAATTGGGGCCGTTCTAATTTTGTGCTAGCTTTTAGAGCAATTGCTAATAAATATGGATTTGACGTAGAAGACTAGGAGGTACTATGTATAAACTAAAATCAGCGGATGATTTTTTTATTGAAATCGAAAATAAAATGAATGTTAAAGGAGGATATGATAGAGATAAACTAGAGGGTATGATTATAGCTAGGGATGTTGCAATTATAGAAAAGTGTAAAGAGGCAATAGTAAAAGCGGAGGCGCATAGTAAAAAGATGCAGCTTGCTAGTGCTGATGCGATATCCGCTCTTGATTCCGTACTTGCCGAAATAGAGGAGAAGTAAATGAACTATACTCAATCCGACGTAGACAAGATACTAGATGCAAGCGAGAAGGCGACTGAGGGGCCATGGGATTTTCGTCAATGTGCGGGACTTGACATGAATAGGCACGAAAAAATGGCCATTTGTTGTGGCCCTTCGCTTGATGAGGATCGGATAGCTAGTATTCCTGAAAAGGCTATAGCCCGCTGCGGAGTTAGTACTGCCTGTTACAATGGTGTACTTATCGCCGGTGCCCCGATTCTCGCTAAAGAGGTAATACGACTACGTAATGAGGTTGAGAAATTGCATCTTGATCTTGTATATCAGCGTCGTGAGTTTATGGGCGATATTATCGATAGGACATTGTAAGGAGTGAACAGAAATGAATAATGTAACTGTGCTTTATTTTAAGGCCCCGTGGTGTAGCGTTTGCGCTGGCATGGCTCCGCATATCATCGCCCTTTGTAAGGATATGAACGTCTCGCTCCGATTTGTTGATATTTCTAAGCCCGGCCCAGACGGCGAGGACATGGGCGTACAGTATAATATCTGTGGCCTCCCTACTGTGGTAGTGTTGCACGATGGGCAAGAAGTGGGGCGTATCGATAGCGGGGTGACAAAACAGGAAGTCATTGATCTAATTAAGGTGGCAAGGGAGGATTAGTGTGTTTTTATTTAGGCCTACATTTAACTGGTTCGATCTTATTGTGATATCTGTGTTAATGCAACTCCATTTTTCTGGTATGGCAAAATACTCTGATTGGTGGTTTGGGGTTATCCTGCTTGGGGGCGCGATTATTAGTGCGTTATTCCAAAAAATGAGGGAACGCAACAATTTTTTGGGGGAGGACTAGTTGAAACTAAAGGATAGTATTAATGCTCAAGTTTTATCTGCTACTGGATTTGATGTTCCTCAACTCGCGGGTAAAGAGGACATGAGCAAACAGGAAATACTCGAAGCCCTTAGGTGGCAAAAGAGATGGTTTGAAGATTTTGCCCAGGATTGCAATAATCAAATTGATAATATTATAAAGAATAATTTTACACTAGATGAAAGGCTGGAGGATTAGTTATCTTGGATATTGAGGAACGGAATGCAATTATTGAGGTCGAGTATGGCAAGGGGAATACACTTGCGAGCATCGGTATGCAGTTTAGTATTACCCGCGAGCGCGTTAGGCAGATACTCAAGAAGCGTGGCGTAGACCCACAGGCTGGCGGGATTGCACTAGTTAGGAGAATCACGCCGCCCAAGGTTTACGTATCAAAAAAAAAGGTCTATCCGGCTGGTTATCATTTTTGTCACAAGTGCGGCCTACTTGACAAAGACGAGAACTTCTATCAGAATCGTTCACAGGGTCGCGTGACTTTTATACATAAGCCGTGTAGGCAAAAGTACATGCAAGAAAGAGCAAGGAGGGTAAAATGACCGACATTGAATTGAAGATCCGTGAACAGAAAAACAAGTGCGAGGAAAATCAAATGGAGTTTTCGATATTGCATGATGAGAGAAAGAAAGCGGAGGGCGAGGAATCCCATATTGAAATACAATCATGTACGGGAATTATCGGTGATAGGGCTGAAACTATTATAACTCTTGTTTCTGATAGTTGTATACCATATTCCAAAGTAAATGAATGGGTTAACTATCTTAATGGAAATCAGGTAGGGCCTAATTGGGACGATAAAGGTTGTCTTGATTTGGCTTGCCGTGATTACGATGGGAAGTGGCACTATGCTGCTAGCAAGGAGGCATTGGCTAACTTTAATATGTCCACTCTTGTCCATCGAGAGCCAGATAGTTATGTCGATTGGGACAAGATACCAGATAACTACAATTGGGTAGCAATTGACAAAGATGGCAAAGTGTGGGCATATCGGGAATGCCCAGAACTTGAAACGTATTCATATACTAGCCGATATATTTGTGTCTCCGATTCTTTCATACGGGTTTATTTGGAAAATGTTAACAATCTACCCGCATGGGACAAGAGCCTAATTCATAGGCCCGGAATTAAGGAGTAAATATGGAAGAGCTAAAACCATGTTCATGCTGTGGCAACAAAGAAATAAAACTAGAGTATAATAGTGGAATTGGGTATCGTGTTAAATGCCATAAGTGCGGATTGGGACTAGTTGAAACCGACTGGACAAGAGAATACGCAATTGAAGCATGGAATAAAAGGGCCTAGATGTTTTCCCGTTGCCTAGTTTGTGGCCGTAAACTTAAAGACCCGGAATCAATTGCAAGGGGAACCGGGCCAATTTGTGAAAACATATTGCATCCGTGTATACACAAGTCTAGGCATATAGTTGCAACTGTAAAGGAAATGGAACAGGAAGATGAAAGCCAATTGGAACTATTCGAGGAGGGGAAATGATAGTAGCATCCGCAATAAAGCTAGTCGATGGTAGCGTCTTTGTGGGCAAGCGGCACGGTGATTGCTTTGCTAATATCATCTCAATAAATAAAAAGATGGGCGTTGACTATGAACCGGCTAGGCGACTTCATTTTAATTGTGAACAGGGATTCATAAATGACAAGCTTCAATTTCTTAACCGCGAACAGGCATACTATGAAGCGCTCGCTTGCAGGCAATGCGAGAAGCAAGAATATAAACCATGCGAACTAGTGGGGCTTGAAATAAATGTAGACAACTGGAAACCACAATTAGCTAGCGAGGATTTGTGGTAAAACTTTTACTTAGTAAGGCATAAAATGATTTTAGCATCTAGAGCAATGGACGCGGAAATAAAGAAATATATGTTTATAGTTTATCGGCTAACAAATAAGTATAGCCATGGCCTAAGTTATGACGAAATGGATGATCTTAAAATAGATTGCATGATGGGGCTGTATCATGCTATTTGCGACTTCGATGAGAGCAAGGGATACACGTTGCAAGCGCTTGCGACTAAGTATATTAGGGGAGAGATTTCAAACTACTTCAGCGGTAGGCGAACTATAATTTTCAGGCAGAACTATAATGGTCTTGACTATAAGCAGGAAGAGGAGATAGAAGGCGCTTCCGAGTGGTCTAGTGATTATTATCTCACAATTGATATAATGCTATCTAAGGGTATAATCAACCCCGATGAATGTGCGATCATCCGAAAACTGGCGAGCGGTTATACCTATTCCGAGATAGGAAAGCAGCGCGGGGTAACAAGGCAAAGGATAGGAACCAAAGTAAACAGAATCAAAGAAAAAATATCTAAGCAAACCAGGTGAAGGCCGATAATAAAACTGGAGGCTAAAATGAAACTACCAGTTTGTATCGCTAATTTTTTCTATGGCTTTGTGACCGGGCTTGCGTTGCTCGCTTTATGGGTCGTAATGAGACTTTTGCAGGGAGCTAGATTTTAGTATGCTTTATTTTGTTAGCGATGTTGTAAGATCGGCAACGTAGTTATAAAAAGACGACTACTTTAATAATGTCCCATGGCGAGTATATGGAGTACATATTACTACACAAAAGTAAAGTAAAAAAATAATTTGAGTTTATGTTCGATTTTTGTTGACAGACTTTCCGAGATGGTGTATAACTAAATCATCGAATGGAGAGGAACATGACGCATTCTGAAATAGCAAAGCATATCAGAGAGCAGATACGTAAATATAGAATTGAAGCTCAGGTACATATTAATGTATTATGTGATAAACAGTGTATATTTGTTAATACTAGATATGCAAATGCTCATTTTAGTGACGAAGAATCTATCGCAATAAAAAAAATAGCTAGGGAAAATAATTTAACAGATATTAACGGAAATGAAATTAGTATGGACGCTTGTAATAATAACCGTTTTTTGTTTATTTATAATAATTGATTATTGCCTATTGACACTTGTCAATAATCTGTGCTATACTTGTTTTATCAAGTAAGGGAGGAACGATATGAATGTTAGGCGGACTGGTTGGCAGATTGAAAACTTGGCGCAAAAGTTGCACCTTTGTTTTGACTTCGATATTGCCTCCACTGGCTCGCGCTATTATAGATTTGTTCAGAATAGCGAAGACTCTTTTACTGTTCGCGTTTCCGATCATGGGCAGGTTTATGGCAATCCCAAGTTTTCTATCGATTCGACTGGCGATGACACTTATAAATCGGTAAAACAATATCTTATCGATCTTGCGAAACGGGAATGCGAATGGGAGAAGGAAAATAACTAGTTTTTTACATTTTATCATTGACAGCTTAAAATAAACTTGCTATACTTGTTTTATCAGTTAGGGGGGAACGTATATGAAAGCTAGCGAGATTTACAAGATGATAAAAGAAGGCAAGAAGGTTGAGGTATGTGCTATTTCGGCTCCCCTGCAAATAGTTAGGTATGAAGTTAATGGCGAGAAGGTGCGTTTCGACGTTGGCGAGAAGTTAATAGAGAATTGCCCTAGCGGAGTTATCAATAAGCCCAATATTAATATGTATACCACGGTTTGGGCTTGCACGTATAATTAAGACTAATTTAGTTTACGATTTTCTATTGACAAGTTTAGTCTATGTGATATAATGACAGTATCAAGAGCGAGAGAAGGAAGGCAAGTATGCAGATGTACAACGGAATAAAGATCATGAGGCCGATCATTGAAGGGGATACTCCCTACACGAAAGAGATGCTAGAGGCCGTTGATACTGCCGCCCAGTCTCTTAGGGATAGAGGTTTTACACCTAATAGGGCATTGGGAGATCGAATCGCTGTTACTGTCTACGCGCTCGAATCGGATGGGCGAGATTGTGGTGAGCCTTACTCTGCATGGGTTAGCATGAAAGATACAAAGACGGTACGCGGAGGAAAGTAAAGTCGCCCTGAAGAGTCTCTGAAAATTGTGAGACGAAACTAGCGCCGACCTGAAAACAGGAAGCGCTAGTCGGCGATAAGCCAGGAGGCAATTATGTGCAATCGTTATGATGCGAAGATGGCGAGGGCGATTATTGCGGAGGCCGGAATCAGAGCTAGCGGGAAGATGACCACGGTTCCCATGTTCGATGAGTCGCAAGATTTCGATAAGATTTTGGACCGGGGCTATAGACACGCGGGCAAGAAGCGTGATAGAGTGTGGGCATAAGGAGAGAGCCATGGAAGAGCTTGAGGCCCTGAAAGAAGTCCAGCACAATCTGTGTGATATGGCCGAAATGTATTATAGGCTTATCGACAATGATGAGGCACAAAATAGCGGACTATCTATGATAGATTTGAGCATGGCCTGTACGCGAGTCGAGTGGGCCTATCGGCTTGGGAAGATCATCGATAAACTTGAGGAGGCTGGATTTGAGCCCGGTTGATTTTCTTCTACCGATCATGCTTGTAATAGTTCTAATTGGTTGCATGTGGCAAAAGGAACATGATCGGAAATATCACGGAAGGTACTTGAGGAAGTATCACAAGAGCAATAGGAAGTAATTCAATAGGAGGTAGCGCAACTGGCAGAGCATGGGATTTTGAATCCCAATGTTGCGGGTTCAAGCCCCGCTCTCCTAAGATCTCCTCTCGTATGAGAGGGCATATCGCGGGCATGGCCGCAAAAGGAAGGCATCCCCCTTGCCGCTCGTGTACGGATATATGCACGACAAACCGGGGTCTATGCAATCGCCGGGGCTAGCTTCGGTTCTTTAGCGAACACCTAGTATGTAATTCCTACCGCTCCCGCGTGGAGCGGAACCGGGCTTGTAGCTCAATTGGTAGAGCGCGACCTTTGCAAGGTTGAGGTAGCCGGTTCGATTCCGGCCAAGTCCATAATTCATTTTAAGGAGGGTTATATGGCTAATGTACTTTCTATTATTGTGGCGGGGCTCTTGGGTATGGTGACTTCTGCTGTAGGATGGGGATGGATTAATAATGGCGGTATCGACTGGAAGGGGCAGCGTTGAATCTTATCCTTGTTTTGCTCGAGACTGCCATATTCCATGCGGCTTTCGATAAAGATTAAGGAGTTTTATATGATCGTAGTTGTTATCATCATTGCGGTGGCCTTCTCTATTTTTTGTGTATGCGATTATATGAGCAAGTTTCACCCTGAAGCGTGGAAGGCGTGGGTGAAGCGAAATATTGTAGACGAAGACCCATACGATCATGAAGATCATTCGATAGGGCGCTATTGACAATAAGACCGCACTATGCTAGTATATCGGCATGGAGGAAACATGGTACGGTATGTGTCTCGTAACGGGACAATCCTAGAGCAACAAAAAGGTTCACAATGGGTAAAGCTCTATTTCCCCGATGGGCGATCAAAGAAAGTGATAGGGCAACTGACGAAAGATAGCGTTGAAGCGATTGTAGTTTATTCGGCCCAACCGATAGAGCAAGTAAGGAGAACTAAATGACCGTTGACATTATTTACCGTGGCCTTGAGTTTACTGTCAAGGGCACCTATCATGGGGAAGAGCGGGCCGTTATGTATTATAGTGACAGAAGCGGCTATCCAGGTGCCCCTGCCGAGTTTGAAATAGAGTCGGTAAAGATGGAAGACATTGAAATGATCGATTTTCTCGATGAGCTTTATGAGGTACGGTATGGGGCAAAGGGGAGCGATGATTCCTATACTTCAGCCCTCGATGAGATCGAGTCTCTTTGCATCGAGCAAGCCGGGGAAGCCGAGGATTATAGCCGAGAGGAGGATGATATATGAGAGATATTAAGGCAATCCGTGGAGATATGTTCGCCTATGGTGTACCATTCGAGCTTTTGGAAGAGTATACCGATGCAATACTCTCGAATGAGCGCGGGGTTGAAGAGACTTGCCTCGATTGTATCCATGTTAATGAAGGATGCGAGGATGACCCTGAGCAGGAATGCAAAGGCTTCTCGCCTATTCAGTTCGATCTTGGAGGTAAAGAGAGATGACCCGTCAAGAAAAGCTAGACAAGGCTATTGAACTTTGGCACAATTGCGAGCATCGAGTAGAGGAAACTTCTTTCGCTCATCACCTTGCGCTTGAAGATTTGCACAATGCGCAAAAGGCCTTGAAGGATACCCAGGGCAATGCTACAGACGACCCTATAAATAAGGAGTAAGTCATGACATTAGAGCTTGAGTTTGGGCATGCCCTTTGCTATTGCACTACTTTTATAGTCAACGGCATTGATGCCAGTAGCGATGATTTCGGGGAACAGGGAGATATAGACCCTAGTTCTGCTGAACCGTATGGATGTGGTGATATGCATTTTACACCTAATAAAAAACCAAAACAAGAATTGCTTGATAAGTATGGAATCAATCTAATCGAGTATGAAGAGATTTGCGATAAGCTAGAAGAAGGGCTTTCGTTTGGCTGTTGCGGTTGGTGTGTTTAATTTGATAGGTGGTATCGCTATGGCTATCATGGCGGTACTACTTTTTATCGTGGCGATAATCGAGTCAATAAAATAGGAGTATCAAAAGTGAAAAAATTTGTATTTATTCTAACTGTTATCTTTTTTGCAATGGTAGGCACCTCGTCAACTTTGTATAAGCCGCCTAGCGCGCCATCGCCTATGTCAATCCGCGACCCTTGCGTTAACTGGTCGATATACGAAATGGCGCAAGAGGCTACAGGAGTACCCGCTTCAATTATCCGGGGCATAGCGTGGGCCGAGAGTAAGGAGCGCGACGGAATAAAGCACCATGACCCGTTAGACAAAGAGCGTTTTGGAATCCGTGAAAGCTATCATGCCGAGCGTGCTAAAAAGTATGGAAGCTATGATTATAAAAATCCCCACGATACTGCTTATCTAACCGCCCGCATTTTTGTTGATAACTATAACAGATTGAAGTCAATTGACGCCGCGATAGCCGCTCATAATCAGGGCGTTAATGGCGTTAGGAAATACGGGATTGATTATAGCTATGTCAATCGAGTTAAAGAGGGAATGAATAGGTAGGAGGTTGTATGGATTATTCTGAGCGTGCTAAGGTTTTGTTAAAAGCCATGGTAGACATAATGGCAAAGCAAGAAAGGTCGCCTTATATTTATTCCGTTTTTGATCTTACTGCAATATGGGATGATATAGAATGTGATGGATATTGTCTATACGAAGAGGCTAAAGATTTGCTTGAATCATGGGGCAAGTAGAATGGAAAAATGTAAATGGACTTGGAATAAAAGATCGGACGTTTATGACACTGATTGCGGGAATAGATGGGTATTGCAGGATACTAAAAACGCATTGAAAATAAATGAGTTGAATTATTGCGTTTTTTGTGGTAAGCCTATTGACGTTGATAAAGATAAATCGGTATAGTAAGGCAAGATCAAATAAGGAGGACAAATGAAGATTAGCAACTGTATGGGCAATCCAAGCGTCAAGGCCCAGTGTGAGAAGTGCGCGAGGCTTCCGCACAATCGCAACGATGAGGACGAGGCCGTGAAGTGGCTTGACTGGAAGAAAATGGCCGCGCCGTGTAAGGAGTTTGTGGAGGTGAAGAGTGAGTGAGGAGTGGGTAAAGATCAAACCGGGAAAGGTAGTACACGTTTCAAAAATTGTATATCTTTCCTGGTCTGGCGACAGTATCAATGTTGAGACTGAAAACGATTATGATTTTGTAGCGCATGGATTTGAAGGCCCGTTTATTGCAATTCTTGGGCCTAGACCGGATTAAAGATTCTAGCCCCGTATTTTGCTACGGGGTTTATGCCGTCTTAGCTCAATTGGTAGAGCGTGGGGAGTTGTAATCCCAAGGTTTTCGGTTCGAGCCCGAGAGACGGCTATACCCTACTTGTGCAATTGTTTTGATAATGTTATAACTGTTATGATATTCGGAGGAATAAAACTTGATAAGGAAGTAAGTGTATGGATTCTCGACAGATTGAAAACTATGTAAAAAGTCACAGCGCAATGATCGATAGAGCTGTATCTTCAATCCCTGTAAAATTGACACGAGAGGAAAGGGAGGACGCATCGCAGGAACTATATATTAAAATGATACATTGCCTTAGGAATTACAATCCCGCACGAAAAACGCCGGTAGACAACTACGTCGGTGTTTCTTTGTTTAGGTGGGCACAAAGGATAGGTAGTAGTTATTACAGAGGCTCGCGTGAGATTGAAAACTTTGCATCGTCGCTTGACGTTAACGTATATCACGATGGTGAGAGCGAGCGAGTGGCTAATATCATCGAGGATGAATCAACGCCATTCGATGAGTATATCGATAGCAAACTTTTGACAGAAGACCTTTTATCACAATTAAAGCCATTTACGCGGGCGGTGATTGTTTCGTGGTCGGAAGGTATGGGTCTATGGGCTATCTCTGAAAAGTACGGCTATAGTTTGAAGTGGGTATATACGACGCTAGAGAAGGGCCTTGCGCAAATGCGTAAAATGGTAGATACTAAGGAGTAGAGAATGGCACAGAAAGAAAACGTCTTTGCTACTGTGATAGCTAATATCATGTTAGGAATTATTGGCCTTATTTTAGTGGCTGGCCTAGGCGGAGTTGCGGCTATCGTAGTTCGATGGTTTGTATCAATTATGAGGGGAGGTTGATACGTGTGAGAAGGTAAGCTATCCAAGCCAACGAGAAGCTAACGCGGTGATAAACCAGTTCCATTCTTATCATCTAAAGGGCCATGTTGGTAAAAAGATTCCGTGCCGATCTTATAAATGCCCGGTTTGTGGACAGTGGCATTTAACTAGTGAGGCGGTATATCATAGTAAGGAGGAATAAATGAGCAAGAGAGCTAAGGAACTGGCGGAAGCCATCGAGGGCATTGCATCATATTGGGGCGATAATAAAAAAGACTCGTTGCAAAACGTTGCTTTTGTGATTGACGCCGAGTTGCGCAAGGAGCGCGAGCGATGTGCGGATAGGGCGCAGAAGGCGATAGCCTGCGATCTGTCTTTAGGACTCATTAAGCGGGAAGCTGTGAATGCGTTTTGCGCCGCCATACTCGCCGACATGGACGATGAGGAGGTAAAGTAAATGAGTGAACCTAGTTACGAGTATTGCCCCCGATGCGGCTCTCCGTGGAATCCATGGGCAGAAAAGAATGCCGATAAGTGTTGGGCTTGCGGATACGTTAAGCCGGTTAGCGGTGAAGCATCTAAGCCCGAGCCAATTCCCGATCATTGCGAAGATCACCCCCACTATGCGGCCAAGGCTGAGCCTAAGACTGATTGCCTTGTGTGTTGGGAAATGTACCGTGGCGCAATTGACCGGCATATTAAAAGTATAGGGGGATAAAATGTCTAGCAATTCATCCGAGCTACTTTCGATTGTGCGCGCCCATCTTGAGACTTGCGATGATGAGGCTCTAAAGATTGCGGGGAATGCGCTTTGTGATAGTTATGAAGAGATGGATAAGTCGATGGATATAGTCGAGAGAGCAATAAACAATATGAGAAGGGAAGGCAACTAAAGAATGAGCGATTATTGCAGAGTTATGGAGCCCGGGAATAAATGGTCTAACACGCCCGGATTTGTTTATATTAGTGGCCATTTCAAGGATGGCGGGACTAATCAGGGTACAAAGGCAAATACTAAAAAAGACAAGATCGATATAAACGGTAAGCCGATTTACGTTATCCACAAAGATGGCTCCATTGTTAGATACAGATACGAAAGAGATTGTGTTAAGCAAGAGCACACCGATTATGCAACAATTGAAAAGTACATTGATAAAAATTGGGACAAAAGGAATACGCGCGGTATACAGTTTAGGTCTACAAAGCCATTTTGATAATGTAGTACAATTTTTTGTCCTTTAGTGATATATAATATATAGAGGCCCATTAAGGAGATACTATGTCAATTGGATGGATATGCCCGAAATGCGGAAGAGTGAATAGCCCAGAGTTAGACCATTGCCCGTGTGGGCCTGTTGATATAGGGCCTTATAATGTTCAATGGGTTCCATATTGGCGTCCCCTTGTCGGTGATTATCCTCCATATGGGCAAACTACGTGTTCTAGCAATTATCATAATAAGTAAGGAGCCAATAAAATGGGCACAATGTCCGAGAATATGCTAAATCTTTTCAATCTGCAATATGCGCATGAGACTTACAACGCCCTCCGATACGACCAGAGGGCCAATTGGTGCGACTTTAACGGGTACAACGGATGCGCGGCCTTCTATCACCAAGAGGCCAACGGGGAACGCGAGCACGCCCAAAAGGTGCTAGAGTTTATCAATGATCGTAGCGCTATGGCCACTATCCAGCCGATCAATTTCGATGAGCCTAACAATTGGTTCGATCTTATTAACCTATTCGAGACTGCCCAGGCCGTTGAGTATGATACTACCCAGGCTCTTACGGCTATCTATATCGCGGCGCTTGCCGAAAACGATGTTATGGCTATGAACTGGGCTTCAAATATGATCGCAATTCAGCTTGACGAAGAGCGCGAATATTCTACCATTCTTGACAGGTATCGGAACTTCCCCGCGAGCCCCTCTCGCAATCACGACATTGACGTTTGGGTTCTGGAAACTTTTGTAAAGTAAGCAACCAATAGGCGGTCTATCTATAGGCCGCTTTATTATCTAGATATACTCCTGTCGTGAGACAGAAAGACGAGATTGCAATGGGACTATTTAGTAATATAATTAAAAGCAGAAATCAGCTAGGCGGGGGATGGGATACTGTTAATCAGGCCATTCAACGTGTTTGGAGCAAGCCTCCCCGCCGAGATACTTCCGACCTCCCCGAGCTATTTCATAAAAACCCTCGATTATCAGGAGTCGCCGCTATAGCGAGAGCGGTTGCTTCTACGCCGTATCAGGTCTTTAATAAAATTGACTATCGACAAAATGGGGACGCCGCAAAGCCCATATACGATCATGATGTTCTCGACCTTCTTGAAAATCCAATTACGCGCTACCCTGAAATGGATAGCTATTTCCTTTTCTACACCGTCGAAGCCCTTACTAAACTAGTCGGCGAATGTTTCCTTCTAAAGGTTCGCGACGAACATACAAACAAAGTAATTGAGCTAGACATTATTCCCCCGGCATGGGTGCAGATGACCCCGACCATGGGAAACCCTTATTATTTGGTATATCCATATGGTTCGACTTCCGCGAGAGCTTTAACTGTATCACCCGATGACATGATAGTTTTTCGCCGTCCCAACCTTTCAGACCCATACGGGCGCGGGCGCGGAGACAGCGAGCCTCTAGAGCAAGAGTTTATCGCCGATGAAAACATGGCCAATATGCAAAGTAATTTTGCATACAATGATGCAACTCCTCCTTATATTATAACTGCTCCAGGTATGCCCAAGGATGCGGCGGATGCTTTTAAGCAGTCGTGGCTTCAAAAACTAGGCGGGATGGGGCACAGACGCGAGCCCGGAATCCTTGGCTTTGATGCTAAAATACAAACGTTGGCAATGTCCCCGGTCGAATTGGACATGATAGAGTCACGAAAGTTTATCCGCGATATGTCCAGTGAACACTATCAGATTCCCCCGGAAATTTTAGGGAGAATAGAGAATAGCAATAGGGCCACGATAGATAGCGCCTTTTATCTTTATAATCGAAACGTCCTTTGTTACGAGTATGGATTCATTGAGCGCGCGATTACAAGGCAATTAGTTGCAACTGAATACGATAAGGGATTGGTCTTTAAGTTTGACCCCGATATTCCCGAGGACGAAGACAGAAAACTTAGCACTATGAATGCCGGTCTAGCCGGTGGAGTTGTACAGATTGACGAGTGGCGCAAGGCGTTCGATCTTCCCGAGCTTCCGAATAATAAAGGCAAGGTATTTCTTCGCACGTTCGCACAGTACGAAGTACCAGCCGATGGTAGAAGCGAGCCGGAAGAGATGCCACCTAGCAACCCAACTACTCCCGAGGGCAACCCTACGGGAGAAACTGAAGACAAGCCAACTGAAGACCCGAATATGGAAGCCCCTAAAGATGATACCGCTAAGGCCATTATTCGCATAGTGTCAAAGTCTGTCGTTGACTCTATCAATTGTGATAATCAAACTACAATTAAGATAGTATCAGATAAGGCGGGAAAGAAAGACGATTCTCGCCGTATTGCAATATGGAAAGCCTTTGATTCTAAGGCCACTTCAAAAGAGGCCGAGTTTATCCAAGCGGTCAAGCGATATTCGGCAAGCCAAAAGAAAAGGGTAATAGACGCTCTGGACTCTAAGAAGCTAGATACTGCAATCTCAAGCGGTGGGGCCTATGTTACTGAAATAGAATCGGCCCTGAAATCAGTGTTTAATGATAGTGCGAATAAGGCTTTGAAATCGGCATTGGCACCGGCATGGACTGATACTCTTGAAGCTGGAATAGATCATGCGCACGAAATGATAGGAGCTAATAAAAGTAAGGCAATAAAGGCCCCTAGAGTAGACCCTTCTTTTTCGGTTAAAAATAAACTTGTCAATGAATATATTGAGTCTGTCGGGTTGTTGAAGGCCGAAGGAATTAACGACACGACCAATGATAAGCTACGCAAGAAACTACAAGATGCTATCAGTGAAGGAATAAGCAATGGCGATAATCTAAACACAATTAAGAATAGCATACTTGATATTTGCGAGAATGTTTACGACGAAATGGATGCGGTCAGAGCAAAAATGATCGCTCGAACAGAAAGCGCCGGCGCCATGAATGCAGGAGGCCTAATGGGAGCGAGAGCGGACGGGATGACGCACAAGCAGTGGCTATCCCAGATCGACGAACGTACACGTGGTAGTGACCCAGATGACGAGTTCGATCATATAAATTGCGATGGCGAGACGGTAGAAATTGATGAGCCGTTCGTTATGACGGGACAGCCCATGCAATACCCATTAGACCCCGCCGGTGACGCTGGGAATTGTGTGAACTGTAGGTGTACTTGCCTGTGGTTGACGGATGATATGGCCGAAGATTAACCATTCCGGCGAATGTAGTACAATTTTTCGAGGTACAGTGATATATATATAGTAGAGGGTATTGAGTAGGAATGTCGAGAGATATACCGAAAAACCCTTATGAATTAGAATCAAACCACTGTCGTGAGACAAGAGGATTCACAATGGAACTAACTAAGAAAATCTATTCGACCGTTATCAAGCAAGAAGGCCCTGCCGATTCCCGCGATCTTACCTTCGTTATCTCAGACGAAAGCGAAGATAGGGACGGTGATATTATAGAAGTTCAGGGTTGGCAGACAGCAGAGTTTATGTATAACCCTGTTATGCTTTGTTTCCACGAATATGACAAACTTCCGATTGCTAAATTTACAAGTATCAATAAAGACCTTAGAAGTGTACCTCATAGGCTTCTTGCGGTAGCCCATTTCCCTACTATTAAAGAACTTTGCCCTAGTGGTGAAGTTAGCGAACATGCAAAGACTGTGGATACTATTTTTAATATGTATAAGCTCGGCGTACTTAACGCTGTTTCGGTGGGTTGCCAGTATTTAAAGTCTGAAATGAGACAGGACTATCCTGCTGGTACTCCAGACTATGCACGTGGTAAGCGTGTTACGCAATCGAACCTTATGGAAGTGTCGGCCGTGCCAGTCCCGGCGAACGCCCATGCTCTTGTCCAGCTTAGTTCCGCTCCTGGGATGGAAAAGGCCATTGTTGATTTTGTTACCAAGTCTTTTAACGAAACTAGCAAATCCGCTATCCCATTTAAGCACTATGCCCTCGCCGACGAAGATACCGAATGGGACGGCCCTAAGGTCATCGCTGATAGTGACATTGTCGATCTTGCCATAATCTGTGCCTATAAAGCGGACAAAGATGAAGCCGATCTTGTAAAGGGTGATTTCAAGCTCCCTCACCATCTCTCTAAATCCGATGGATATAAGACGGTCAAGGCTGGTGTCGTTGCGGCGGCTGGCGCAATTCTTGGCGCGCGCGGCGGGGTCAAACTGCCAGAGAAAGATATCGATGGCGTCAAGGCACATTTGAAGAAACATTATGCCGAATGGGATTTGACATGGCCCGAGGACAAGGCCGCTTGGGTTGAACAGGCTAAGGCGCTCGGAATTGAAGTCGAGACGAAGGAATCAAAGCCTATTGAGCAAAAGGCGGGTCGCAGGCTTTCCGCTGATACGCTTTCCAGGCTCGATGGTATCGCGGCTAAACTTGCCGACTTCGACAAGGTTATGGCCTCGATTGACGATGTTCAAAAGACACTATCTTCCGCAAGGGATGAGATGGTGCAATTGATACAATCTCTTAAAGATGGAGAAGCTACGGAAGAAACGGAGCCGGAAGTCGATGAGGGTAAATGTGGTGAGAAGGCCGATACGGCTACCATCATTAAAATAGTCGGTTGAAGAACAATCGGCGCGGTGTAAAATCAAATAGAACTAATTAGGAGAGAACAGAAAATGGCTGAACTTGAAATGACCGTTGAGAAACTGACTGCCGCCGTTACGGAGGGCGTCAAGAAAAGCATCGAGCCTATCCAGTCTCAGATTGACGAGATTAAAAAGGCTGGCGGTGGCGCAGAGAAAATTGCCGAGCTTGAGGGGCAGATTAAGTCGCTCCAAGAGACGGTTGACAAGAAGATTAGCTCCGCGTCTGCTCAGTGGGAAGCTCTTCGCGACATGGGGCAGACTAAGGCTAATGGTGACGTTGCTATCAATGCTCCTTCTATGGTTGCTAAGATTGCGGCAGCTGGCGCGTTTGCTCTTAAAGAGACTAACCAGATGCACCTTGTCGATAAGCAGCTTGCCTTCGACTATGCGAAGAAGATGTTCCCCGAGGACAAGGCTCTTCATGCGATTATGCAGAAGGATATGACGGCTAACGTGCCGTCTGCCGGTGGCTATGGTATTCCTCAGATTCTTCTTCCCGATTATATTGAGTATCTTTACAATAAGACGATTCTTGATAGGGCGGGCGCTCGCAAGTACCCGATGGTTAACGGTAGCATGAGGCTCGCTAGGGTCGATGCAACTAGTTCTTTCTCTTGGGGCGGAGAGACTCCCACTGGCAACGGCACACAGCCTACGCTTGGCGATATTACCCTCAATGCTAAGAAGGGCACGGCAATCGTTCCTCTTTCCAATTCTCTGCTTAGGCAGAATGCAATTGGTATTGATGGCCTGATTTCCAAAGACCTCCAGAGAATCGCGACCGTCGCAATTGATAACGCTCTTTTCTATGGTCTCGGCAATCAGTACCAGCCTCAGGGCCTTGAGAACATTTCTGGTATTCAGACTTCCGGCTCTTCCGGCTCTGCGACCGCTCTTACTCCCCAGTTCCCGATTGACATGATGGCTCTACTCGAGCAGGCTAACGTGCCGATGGAGAATGTCGCTTGGATTATGAACCCAGTTGCCAAGGGATGGCTCATGGGCAAGGCGTTCAGCTCCGGCCCCTTCGCTTGGGCGAACGAGATGAACATGACCAAGACCCTCAATGGTTATCCTTTCGTTTCCAGCGCGACGATTAAGAACAGCGGCGCTTCTCCCACCTGGGCGAATATCTGGCTCGCTGATTTCTCCGAACTTGTTTGGGGCGTGAGCTATGATATTTCGATTGACGTTTCCCGTGAGGGTTCCTACGTCAATTCCGCTGGTACCACGGTTTCTGCTTTCCAGAGGGACGAGACTCTCATCAGACTCATCACCGAGCAGGACTTCAATGTTCGTCACCCTGTGTCGTTCATCGAGGCTTTCGTTTCCAAGGGTAGCTGATAGAACTAACTAATAATAGGGCCGTCAATAACGGCGGCTCTATTTTACAAAAGACTAAAGGAGAATAAAGAAAATGATTACCTTCCTTCTTGATAGGATTAAGAGCGTGTACGGGCTTGCCTCGACTACGCTTACCGCAACGACCGAGACCTCTACCGCCGCAGTTGACCGGACTGGCTATGGCTCGGCTCTCGTAATTGTGAAGAATGGCGTTTCGTCCGGCAACGGGCTTACGCTCAAGCTCTACGATGGTGCTACGTCCTCGCCAGCGACTGCTGTCACTCTCAATGCCACTCCCGTGGTTATTGATACGACCGCAGTTGGCCAGACGGTGTATCAGGTGAGGCTTGATGGCTTCAATAAGTATTTCAAGGCGACCGTCACTCCTAGTACCGCTACGTCGGTGACTTTCGACGTTGACATTCTCCTTGGAGATGCCGCCGTTGACCCCGCCTCTGGCACCGCAGTTGTCCCCCTCGCTAAGGCGTAAACTGCAATGAGCGGAATGTGTTCTCTCGTTGACGTAAAAACGTGGCTCGGACTCACCGACACGACTCAAGATGCTAAAATACAGTTGTTTATTGACACTGTATCAGAGCAAATGAATACCTATTTGGGGTACCAAGCCAAGCGTTCAACCTATGCCAACGAGAGACACGAGATCAACAATAACCAATTAGTGTATCTCAATGCCGCGCCCATCCAGTCGGTGAGCGCGGTTACTATTGCGGGAGTGACAATTGCATTTGGAACGAATGATGACAATTATCAATATAATCCATGCGATGCAAAGGCAGGTAGATTGTACAGAGGAGTAGGTTGGTGCGGGAATTACTTTACGCGAAACATGACATATGACCCGGTGGGCGGGAAGCGCGATATAGTAGTTTCGTATGAGGCCGGATGGTATTTCCCCGATGATGTTCTTTATGTAAAAGGTTCGGACACTTCTTTGCCTTATGCCATTTCCTCGGCTTGTATGCAAGAGACAATTTCAAAATACAGACGCGCAACGGCAAGATCCGAGGGGCTTACTTCGTATAGCGAGGGCGGTATTTCTTGGGGATGGGGCAAGTCCAGTAACAGCCAACTGGCTGGATTATCTAGCGCTGGATTAACTGACGATACTTGCGCTGTGCTTAATGCATATCGCAGATGGGGTGCCGCATGATAAGCAACTATCCTTTTGAACAAGAGCTTAGACAAAAATCTGCTAGTGGCGATGCTGTTTTGACAACCGGATACGCAGATGATTATATTATAAGAGGATATGGTTTCAATGTTCAGAGAAGGCTTGCCGCTTTAGCTGCCGCTAGTGTAACAAAATTAGTTTTCGATACCACGGCAGTTACTTCCACTTCATTAGTATTTACCTTGCCACTCGTCTTTGCGGCCACTGGCGGGCCAGTACTTGTGCGAACATACAAAATCACAACGTACACAGGCGGAACCGCATGGGACTCGAATAAATTAAACTATCTTACAACTAATACAATCACTGCTTCGTCTGTTGTAAAGTATGGGATTACTTCTACCGATACACCAGGAACCGATCTTCGCGAATATGTCCTAGGCGCTACCGGTAATGAGCAACAGGTTAATAGATCGGGAGCGGCTAGCGCAACTTCTCCGATTATGCTTCAACCTGGGACTAAAATATGCGTTGAAATTACAAACAACTACGGTTCTGCTATCGATTTTGTAATGGGCCTCGTTTGGTATGAGCTTCCAGTTTCTAGCCCGGCCACCACTACTAGTTTGTATTCTGCTTCAAATACTGCATGGACTGCTATAACTTCCGCAGGGCAGAATGGAGTATGCTTCCTTGTAGATAGTGGACTCGTTTTAATCGATCATTCAACAACGGGAACGGGTGGATGCGCCGATAATAAGGCGATAAGACTTAACAAAATTGATTCATTCCAGAATAATCTTTTTTTGAGAGCTTCTAGCAACGCTGATATTTTTTATGTAAAGGCTATGAGCGCTCCTATTATGTCTCTAGCGGTTCAACTGAACTAGGAAGGCATTGGGTTAATCCCATTTATAAAATAGTTAAGAGTATTTCAAAATCATGTTTACCCGCCCGCTAGTTTCGTGGTGTCCAGTGCCTCCTCCTCGTCACGGAGCGAAACGGGCTTCTTTTAGAAGGATAGCAAAATGACAATAAGCACAATAAACAATGGCGAAACTCTTTCATCAGTTAGGTCTAAACTCAATGCGAACTTTTCTTCGTTGAATGGAAAAACTGAATTGGTATCAGCACCGGCTAGTGCCACCGCAAGCGGAGTAGTTGGGCAAGTCGCAATTGATACGACTTATATTTATATCTGCACAGCTACTAATACTTGGGTACGCGCGCCTCTAGCTTTTGTTGCCTGGAGCTAATTAAATGCTTAATTCGACCGTAGAGATATACATACAAAGTCCAGTTATAACCTCAGATGGTACACTTAAAAAAGTATGGCAGTATCAAGGATTCTGTGGCGGTGTATGGGACGATTCTCAAGTTTGGAATGATAATCTAATTTGGTATGATGGTGCAGATGTTGTAATGACGATGGACGTACAACCAAAGTCTCTAAGCGAGGCGCAACTAAAACAATGGGGAATTAGTACATTATCGCAAGATGCGAAAGCTGTTTATGATTTTATTGGTAGCCCGTATTTTGTAATAGGAAATCGAGCGCGAGTTGATTATGGGACAGTGTACGATATAAGGGCTCGAAATGAATGGCCATCGCATTTGGAGTATATACTAGTTCCGGTGGCAGGACAATAAAATGGACGTAAAGGATTTCCAAGATGAGATGCGCCGCCGTTCTGCGATGGTACATTCTAATTTAGGTAGATCGGTGACTAATGCCTGTTACCTAGTAGAGACCACTGCAAAGCGTGGGATGACCGATACCGAAACAGACCCAGAGAAAGCATATTCGAGGCAAGGCGGTAGGAAGACACATTATGCGTCACAAGAAGGCGCATATCCTGCGGTTGATACTGGAGCGCTTAGGCAATCAATCACGCATGACGTAGAGCAAGATGGTTCAACTGTAGTCGGAAGAGTTGGCACAAATCTAGTTTATGGTAGTTATCTCGAAACAGGTACTAGTAAAATGTCCCCACGACCATGGCTTAAACCTTCGGTAGAAGTTAACAGAGAGAAAATCCATTCGATGATAGTTAGCGCAATTCAGGGTCGGGAAGTTGAGATTAGTACGGATGGTGGAGAATCATAAATGTTTGACGTTGGCACATTCACACGCAATCTACTTATAAATGACTCGACACTAACAGCGCTAGTAAGCACCGATCAAATACTTTCTTCGTGGCCCGAGGCATTTACGGTATTTCCTACGGTAATTTTCGACGATTCACAAAAGGATGTTGAGTTTGTGGATAACTTGCCAGTCGGAAGTTATGCGGTTGTGAGTGTCGATATATTCATCAAGGATGATACACCTACGCCGATAGCAATGGCAATTTGTAATGCGTTTAAGAATGTCTTGTGGTCTTGTGAATACAATAATTTAGTCCCTGACCCCGACGCCTCAATACGCCATAGAAGCATGAGATTTAGTAGGCCGCTTGTAAATGGTGACATCTAGTACAATTTTTATGTCTTGAGTGATATATAATAAGTAGATAGTGGAAAGATTTCCATATCAATTATAAGGAAGGTTAAATTATGGCAGTTGTTAATTCTAGACCGGCAATAGGTATTTCTGGCGCTGTGTATTCAGTGCTCGATGAGTCCTCCGATGTTATCGGTGGGACTCCTTCGTATGGGACTGTGAAAAATCTTTTCCCCACCGCTAAACTCACCGTAAATCCCAACGGAACGGTAGCGACTGACTGGGGCGATGATGGCCCTTCGTTTATTGCGACGACAACTGGTAAATGGCAAGTGTCTCTTGAGGCTCAGGACGTTGATCCTGCTGCTTATGCAGAGATAACTGGGCAGTCTCGCGCTAACGGTATCACAATTGACGGTTCTCTCGACACCGCCCCTTATGTTGCATTCGGATATAAGCAGCTTCTTGCCGGGCATGATGGTAGTGGCAATGCGGTTTATAGATATGTCTGGCTGTTCAAGGGTAAGTTCTCTAAGTCTCAAGAGGGTGGCGAGACCAAGAAAGATACTCTCAACTATCAGCACATGACGCTCGCCGCAGAGTTCTCAAAACTCACTTCTAGCACGACGAATAACATTCGCTCTGTTATCCGTACCGATGCGACCGATGTTTCCGCCTCTATTGTCTCGGCTTGGTTTAATCAGCCTGTGATTTCAAACTCTGTCGACCTTGGAGCCTTCACCCTTACTTCTGGGGCTGGAGTTATTTCTACCAAGACCTTTACCCTCACCTTCGCTAAGGCGGGCGGCGGGACTACTACGGTTGCGGATGCGAGCGCGGCTAACGTCGCAATCGCGCTTGCTTCGACTGGTACGCTTATTCCCCTTACCTCGTTTACCCCAGGATCGGCTAGCACTACGCCGACTCTCGCGGTTGTTACTTCCTCGACTCTTACTGGAGTTCCGTACACGGTCTTTGTTACCGGACTTCTCCATGATGCTAACGGCGTGGCCGTTGTGCAGAAGGCGGTCACTGTTACCCCGGCGTAATTTGATTGCCGCTCCTGACGTTGTGTTAGGGGCGGCTTAGTTTGGCTGTTAATAGTTTCAAGGAGTGGAAGGCATGAGTGATAATGAGGTTGATAAGATTGCACCGCATGAGTATGTAATAAATCTCGGCGGTAAAGATCGAAAGATAAAGTACAGTTTTAGGGCATGGCAAGCTCTAGAGGAAAAGTATGATGGTTTCTTGAAAGTACGTGAGGCAATGACCGACCGACCTTTCAAGGAGCTTCCGTATATACTGCTTATTGGTATTGTTAAAGAACCTAGTGAAGACATTACCGAAGACATGGTTTCTAATTGGCTCGATGATCTCGATGGTATGAATGATATTGTGGAAGTCCTATCAGTTGTTAAGGATGCTATGAGCCAGTCTCTACCCAAAAGCGATGGAAAGAAAAACCCTCGGAAGGCCAAGCAGGAATAACGGGGTGGCCGTGGGCGTATTTGTTCACGGCCGCACAAACCGAGCTTGGCAAAAGTGAAGAATGGTTTTGGAATGTAACGCCTAGAATAATGACAACGATGCTCGATGAGAAAAAAAAGATTGACCTTGAAAAAATGAAATTGATTGCTTACTTGAATAATGGCGGGAAACTTGAAGATACTTCGGTAGATGATACAACGGTTCCTAGCGATTATGACCCCTTCGAGGATTTATGAGCGATACATACGAAATAAATGCAAAAATAACCGCAGACGACTCTGGATTCCAAGCCACTTTCGATAATCTCGAATCTGGCTTGAATGACTGGGGAATTAACCTAGACAAAATGTATGAAAAGGGGTCTAGTTTTTTCAAGGGATTCGGAATTGATATTGACCAGATGGCTTCAAAGTTTGGAACTACAGGCCCCATGCTCGCGGGGTCTGTCGGCATTATGGTCGCAGCATTCGAGGGATTGAAAAAAGTAATTTCCGAAACAACCGCAGATTTCGCCGAAGATGAGACAGCACAATTAAAGTTTAATGCTGCAATAGCCGCTAATGCTTCAATGGCAGAAGGAGCTAACGCTAGGCTAAATGATCTTGCAACTAGTTTCGGTTTGCTCACAGGAAACACTACCTCATCGGTGCAAAGTCAAATAGCAATGCTATCGGCCACTGGACGAACGGAAGATCAAATTAAAAAAATGATGACCGCAGCTCAGGGCCTTGCTGCGGCTACTGGTACAGATCTTAATACGGCATTGGCTCAATTAAATCAAACATTTTCAGGGAGCTCTGGGCGCATGGCTAAAATGACTCCAGAGTTGGCTGATCTTACTAAAGAACAATTGGAGCACGGAGAAGCTATCGATATAGTAAATAAGAAGTATGGACAATTTGCTGATACTCTTTCTGGGAGCACGGCTGTTTCTATCGCTAACCAGAAAAATCAAATAGGTGAATTAAGGTCTATTCTTGGTGAGTTTTTTGAGAGTGGAATAAAGCCGATACGAGACATAATAACTAAAATAATTGAATACCTTGTACAACACAAGGAAATAGTAATTGGAGTAATCGAGGGAATCGCCGCCGCGCTATCTCTTATTATTGGATTGTTTAATCCTATTTTAGGAGCGATTGCATTAGTTGTTACCGCATTGTTTTCATTGCAGAATGCCACTGGTGGATGGAAACTGCTATGGCTGGAAACAGAGAAAGTAGCTCTTGAAGTTTTGAAAGCCATACTAGACTTTTCTTCATACATGGCGAATGCTACCATAGCCCTAATAAACGGTGTAATAGCTACATACAATAATTTAGCAAAGGCGTTGGGCGGGAAACAAATAAGGTTCCTTGACCCTGTTGATATATCTACCGCTACAGGAATTAACGCTGCATTAAAAAATGTAGAGACTCAAATAGATGCAACTAGAGATGCCCAAAACAAACTTGCAGCAGCATCTAAAAATCAGGCTGATAATTCAAAGGCTGCTGCTGTTGCATTGGCAGCCCAAACAAAGGCCGAAGAAGATGCCGCTAAAGCTGTTTATGATTCATGGTCTCAAGAAAAAGAAGTAGCCGAATGGGAAGCCGCTTATCTTAAAAAGAAAAAAGACGATGCTGATAAAAAAGCGAGCTATGAAAGTGAATGGGCGGACAAGGCTGCTAAGTCTTCGCTTGACTTGCTTAGTAAACAAAAGGGCTATGATGCTTTATCATTGCAATACACAATTGATAGCATAGAAAAGCAGGAAGACGCCGAAGTTGCCAAAGCAAAGGCAATGGGAGCTAGCGAAGCAACTATCGCAAATATACACAAGACATATCAAGATCAAATTGTGCAAGTAAGTAATGAGGCAAAAGATAAACAAATTGCTGCCGGTACTACGGTTGCTAATGCGTGGGCTAATACCTATGCGCAAATGGTAGAAAAGGCAAAGTCTTGGAATGATGTAGTTAGTTCTATTGCATCTTCGATAGGTTCTGTATTTAGCGATGGGCTAGAGGCAATGGGGGAAGCTCTTTATCGAGGTGAGGATGCGTGGACTTCTCTCGCTAACGTTGCATTATCGGCGCTGGCTGATATTTTGAAAAGTATTGGCGAGCAACTTGCCGCATTAGCCGTAGTTCACGCAGTATCGTTAGATTGGGGTGGCGCTGCAATAGCTGTTGCTGGCTCTGTTGCTGCTTTAATTGCCTCTGGTGTGATTAGCGCGATGGCTCAGTCCTATGCAGCGACGGGAACTGATTATTCTGTTGCTGGTACCTACATGGTAGGAGAGCAAGGCCCGGAACTCGTAACTATCCCGCAAGGCTCGACGGTTACTAATGCAACGGGAACTAGCGCGGCTTTTGGGGGCTCTGCTTCTAAAAATCTAAGCATTACGATTAATTCCCCTAAGCAGCTCTCGATTTTTGAAGCTCGGCGTCAGGCTGTTCTTGCCGCTCGTCAATTGGCCTATGGAGTCTAGCAATGCGTATACTTACGTTTATTAATTCGCTAGGTCAATCAATAACATTCGGGGGTGGTTCTGAATACTATATTACTAGTCTCGAAGGTATAGACGCACCAGCATTAAATGTCTTTTCACAGAAAGCCCCGTTCCAGGATGGTTCAACCTATATCGATGGGCTCTATGATATTCGAGACATAAACATTCAGGGTGGAATCGCAATTGCGCAAGACCTAAGCGCGATACAAACCGCAAGACGGAATATGCTAAGTGTACTCAATCCTAAACTTGGAACTGGTACGCTTGCTTATCAAAATAACAATACGACTTACAAGACCACTGCTTTCGTTTATGCCGATGGTAAAATATTTCCGAACAAAAATGCCAACGACGCGGTTCAAACTTATTCTGTTGTATTCGAATGTCCCGACCCATACTGGTACGATGTTACGCAAAGTTCAGTGCTACTTCAAGACACCGTGGCTAACACAACCTTCCCGATTACATTCAATCCGACTATCATACTTTCATATTACTATGGCACAACAAAAATAGTAAATAATACTGGCGATTATACAACTCCAATAAACATTATACTTTATGGCCCGTGTACTAATCCTAAAATTGAGAATCTAACAACTGGCGAATATATCAAAATAACAAAGACGATGGTCGCCGGAGACTTACTAGAAATAAATACAGAGTTTGGAAACAAGACCGTTTACTTTACTCCGATAGCGACAGGAATAAAAGTATCTGCAATGAATCTCTTGAACCTAGGTTCAACCTTTTGGCAACTTGGAATAGGGAATAATTCAGTACAATTGTCAGATGATTCATCTAGCACTACTGATATTTGTACTTTGTATTTTAGCAATAGATATATAGGAGCTTAGTATGGCAGAAAATAGTTATTTCTTCACGGCTGTTACGGGTGCCCCAACTTATTCGGCGACTGACTTCGTTACGTGGCTTTACAATACAATGGGCCGTCCAGATGGAGTTATCCGTGGGCTCGATAATGCTCTCTCTGTTACCTCTGATGGGGCTGGAAATGGAGTAGTTAATACTGGTTGCGCTACCAAAAGTGGTCATGGATACCAGAATACCGCAAGCCTTACAAAGGCCCTTACTCTCCCTTCACCAGGATATAAACAGTACACGACATTCGTCGTTCGTGTTGACTCTGTACCATCTCCTAATACCATGCACGTTGTAACCATCGCTGGAACGTCTGTACTAATTGCTAATACCGCAACGCCCGCTTCAATCACTTCTGGCACGGATGTTTACCTTGCCGATGTTCTCACGACTAACACGGCTGGTACTTATAGCTATGCCGTTACCGATCAAAGAGTCTATGCACCAATTCCAGCGGGGAATACAAATTGGGCTGCTGCCCTTAAAACAGATATTGGAGCAAATTGGCCAAGCGCCCTAGCCGAAGCATTGAGTCAGTCTCATGTTCCATCATCCTCTGCTGCACTTGCAATTCAATCTTCATGGAATACAGCATTAACTACTGCTTTAGGCACAAATTGGCCAACCTTTCTCGCCTATAATCCTTCCAATGTTTGGCGCGGAGAAAAGGTTCTTCTTACTTCTGGTTCTGGGAATTGGACTGTCCCTGACGGAGTAAGGAAAATAAGGGTTACTTGCGTGGGAGGTGGAGGAGGTGGGGGGCTGGTAGCGATGGTGGAAGTGTGCCAGGTATTGGCGGCGGTGGTGGCGGCGGAACAAATATTAGTGCGGTTATTGGAGATGTTATATCAGTTACTCCTGGAACATTGTTAGCATATTCAGTTGGTTCGGGTGGTTCTGGCGGTTCCGGAAGTGGAGCTAATGGATCATCTGGTACAAGTAGCACATTCTCTGGTGCTACTACTGGTGTAGGCGGTGGCGGAGGAAATGGAGGCGATCCTGTTACTGCATGTGGTGTTGGTGGTACTGGATCTTCTAATGGTGCAGGTGCTGCTGGCGGCGGCGGACACGCCGGTAAGTCTGCTGGTGGTATCGGGGGGCAGGGAGGAGGTGCCGGTGGTCAAGGAGGCCTTAGCAACGCTGCTGGTAGTTCTGGTAATTATGGGGGTGGCGGCGGTGGTGGCGGCGGAAGTGGTGGTGGCACTGGCAAGGCTGGCGGTACTGGTGGATCAGGAATAATCATTATTGAGTACTAGGCATTTTAGGTTGTGCATATAATCCAATAATCAATACAAGATATGGGTTTATAGTTTTTATTTTATTATATTCAATCAATATATTATTTAATTCATTATAATCATATGCTATATCCTGTTTATAAATTGAATTAAGAAGATTTTTGTCACCATATAAAGAAGGTTCTGAATGATAAACTAGATATACATTAATAGGATAATCCTGCTTAGCTATGGGCGAACACGAAAAAAACAGGAGAAAAATCGCAATCAATAAAAAAAATCTTTTCATACTCACTCCTATATTGGTTATATAATATTTATTTATATTAATTTTGTCAAGAGGTTTTTAATGGCTTTGCAAAAATGCCCCCTTCGTGTTTTTGACTCAAATCTAACCTTTATAGCGGAGGTAGATGCCTATGAACAGGCATATTTTATCCGCTCGCAGTCTGGGTGTGGGACATTCCAAGTAAAAATCAATTACAATGCCAATTTTGCCTCGACCTTCCAGAAGGATTATTTCGTATGGTTCTATCCCGATGTTCGCAGGATCGGGATTATCGAAGACTTATCAAAAGAAGTTGATCAAGACGGCAAGGGCTCGCAGACAATCACGATAACTGGCAAGGAAGCAAAGGGTATTTTCGCCCGCCGTCTGATCATCCCGGCTAGTGGAAACAACTATTACAATCAAAGCGCACCTATTGAAACGGTAATAAAAAACACGGTATACGATCAATGCGGGGCCGGTTCTAGCACATCGAGACAGTTCAGTATACTCACAATTGCCACAGACCAAGCTCGCGGGAATAGTTACATTATGAACCGATTCTACACCAACCTAGCGGACGATCTAAAAAATGCGGCTGAATCACAGAATCCGTACATGGGGTGGTATTGCTACCTTGATACTGTCAATCTAAAGCTCATACTTGAATGCAATCCAGGGACAAATCATAGCGCAAGCCAGAGCGTAAACCCCGTTATTATTTTTTCCTCTAATTACGACACGCTTAAAAAAGCCACAATTACCGATCAATCATCGGGATATAAAAACGTTGTCTACGTAGGCGGGCAAGGCGAGCTTGCGGACAAAACGATTATAAAAGTCAATGCGGCTACTGAACCAACAAACATAACACGACGCGAGGAATATATAGACCAGTCAAGCCTACAGACTACCACGGCCCTAACCACGGCGGGGACTTCCGAGCTCGCTTCACTTTCGGCGGCCTCATTTTCTGTTGACGCGCAAACTCTTGTAAAATCTCCTTTCGTCCTCGGGACTGATTATGACCTAGGCGACCTGATAACCATAAAAGAATACGGGACTTCGTGGGACGTACAAATTACCGAAGTTGAGGAAGCGTGGGAAAATAACAACTATGAAATCTCAATGACATTCGGTAAAGCGGCACAGACTATCTCTAGCGTTGCTTCAGATACGTCAACATCCCTCGACTCGACGCAATCGACTAAGGGGAATCTAAACTACAAAGAAACGCAAAAAACTTATGACTTTTCATCCGGCGATCATACACAAGCGCTTACGGAAGTTTTGGCCGAAACAATAGTTTTAACCGGGGCGCTTACTGCCGATAGAACATTGACACTTTACACCGACAGCGCTGGGAACGGAACCAAAAAATACAAGATCGTAAACAAGTGCACTAATTCTAGCACGAACGTTTATAAGGTCACGATAACAACTGGAGTATCAGGCGGGCTCAATGCAAAGTTTATCGGTGTACCCTCGTTGGCCTCTGCATATTCGACGTATTTTTCCGGTGACATTATTTGTGACGGTACGAACGTGTACCAGGATAGTGCATGGACTTTAGGATATAATTCAAACGGATATTGGCTACGGCATCCATTCGGCACGGGGACGGGGATACAGGTGTGCTGGGGTAAGTCATCAACAACCAATTGGGCCAATGGAGTAACGGGACATGTTACTCCATATCCAGCAATATTTTCTAATGAGTATAACGCGTTAAATATTTTCGTTACTCCAGTACCGGCTATTACTTGGATTGGTATAGACATCGTGTCCGTCGACACCGCAGGTAGTCAATATACATTTAGCTATGTTGTTAATAATACTGGCTCCGCACAAAACGGATATGTTAATTGGTTAGCAATCGGTTTTTATACGGAGTAAATTATGAGCGAAGTTTATATCAAGTTTTCCCCGTGCCTTGCAAAGAAAGACACGATCATAAAGAAGTTGAGCGATACAGCTATCTCAATTGATGGCGAGGAGATTGGGCCGTTCGATCTCGACGGAGTTAGCTGGCCCAATGTCTCAACCGAAACGGCCGGGGCCGTGAATGAAGCCCACCGCGCAGACGGAGACCTCTACCTCACGGTCACGCGATACTACACAAGTACAGTTATATCGGTTACAAAAACAGCGAACGGGACGTATACGGAAATCAACGGCTGCTCGGGTAGTTGGGACGATGGCCAATATCACAAGATTGAGGTCGAGGTATGAATCTAACAAAACTGACACAAAGCGATATTGACTCTGCTAATGCATTGAAGACCGCGAAAGAGGCAATTTCAAACGATGAGGCATATCTACTTTCGACAGACTGGTACGTCGCTCGATATGCTGAAACAGGAACAGAGATACCAGATGAAGTAAAGACCAAACGCGCGACAATGAGAACAGAAATATCCGAGCTTAGAGCTAAATACAATTTATCATAGGAGCAACAACATGGGAACTACGCTAGATTTCTTCAAGTCAATGCCAAAACTTTGCGGAGCTAAAAACGCTGATAGGTGGGCATGGGTAATTGAGAATATGTACCTTGCTGAACTTGCGGGTGGCACTCCGTTCGACGAGAACGATGAGGATAAGAAAGATTTTGTTAACCGCATGGAAGTTTCATTCGCTTTTAATGCCAATGACGATGGGGCAAAAGAGCAATGCAAACGACTCGCTAAGATAATCTATCTTAACCACAAAATCAAAGAGCATGGGAATACCGATCTTAAAGCTACGTCGGATAGCCTTGTAAAGGAAGCGACCGCAGCAGAAGTTAGTTATCCTGAAATTGCTAGTGTAATGAGCGCTAGCGAAGCAGTTGAATCTGTATGGGATGATTAAATGAAAACACAAGTGCGAGTAGGTAGAATTATTGCGCTATTTGCGCTTGTATTGTACATATCAAAAATATGCACCTGTTTATTTACGCATAGTCCGGCAATGGTATTAGTACAGTATCCTAAAATATGTTATCCGTTTATCGCGATACTATTCTTTTTTTCATCTACAATTGATAAACGATTTATAAAAGTATTTCAATGTATAATAGTTTTTTCTTTAGGTGTATGGTCTCTTTGCTATTCTCCGCGTTCTGACTTTTTCGGTCTTGCAATAATTTCAATTTCGATAGTCCTTTTATTCGCATACGGTTTTGTAGAAAAGCATTATTTAATTAAGTGCATTTCAGTTGACGTATTGCTATACATTATTTTTATTTTCATTCCACTTATGAATACAGAAAACAAATATGTTCACGCGCTCGAATGGCTTGCATTTATAGACATATTCCTTTTTATGCTCTGGTCTATCTCCCGGGACTCAATAGAAAAACTTAGACAGAAAGAAAGTGTTGAACGCGAAAAATATATGCGCATTATCGATGAAGCGACAAGCGTGGCCCGCGATGCTATCAAGGCCCTTGATAAGATAAAGTTAGAAGAAGAAAAGAAAGGAATCTAAAAATGGGCAGCGATGAAGATAAGGCCGCAATTGCTGATTTGAAAGCAAGAATGAGTAGTCTTGAAAAAGACATTGAAGATATAAAACTAGAACAAAAATCAGTACGGCAAGAGGCACAAGAAGCCGCATTGCGTGAGCGCGATCTCATGGGAGCTATAAAAGAGCTTAATACGAAAATGGATTTGCATATTCAAATGCACGAAGAATCTAGCAAGAAGAAAATAAGCAACGCTGAATTGTTGTTTGTTGCTATCAATGCACTCACTGGAATCGGCGTGATAGTTATTAGCATAATTAAATAGACGAAGAGGCAGAATATGTTATTTCAGAATGACCCTAGATTGAATAAAGAGATAAACCATGTGGGCTGCGCCTACATTTCTTTGGCTTTCTTCCGTGAACATTTTCAAGGTGAACCGTGGACAGCTTCCGCGTTGAACCAGATATGGGATGAGGCAAAGAAACAAGGTATAATCTCTGGCGACCTGAATAAAGATGGTGATACCGATGATGCGGGGCAACTTGAGGTTCAAGATTGGCAACGTCTAGCTAATTTACTCGGATGCAAACTTAGATATATTCCCGGACACTACCCTATCGACTCCCCCCAAGCTATTGGATGCTATACTATTTGCGCGTGGTACAATCCTAATACAAAGTTTACCCATTTTGTAGTTGGTACTAAAAGGCCGGTGATATTCGACCCTATCGCGGGGGGCTCTAGAACTGTACGAGAAGGAGCACCTAAAAGTGATGGACTTCGGATTTTCCAGATTTTAGCGTAAGGAGACAACATGAAGTTTTTAATGAAGATCAAAGAATTGTTTGATAAAGCTGGGAAGCTCGCTTGGGACTTTGTGACCGATAAGAACAATGATGGTGATGAGAAGCGAGTCCTCGGGATTGCATCGGTTATACTAGGCATGGTATACGGATTTCAAGCTAATTCTAATCCGCAAGTTTTGTGGGCCTATCTTATTTTCGGCGGTGTGCTTTTAGGCGTTGCGGCATTCACCGATAAAATACCCAAGCCGTAGGGAGTAGCAATGTGGATAAAATCAAAAGCTATTTTATTGTCAGTATTGTTTGTTTGCTTATCGGTGGCCTTATTGTCGGGGCAATCGGCAAAAGATACCATGATAGAATCGTTGACGACTTATCAAATAAAATTACAATCGGTGCAGAAACAAATAAGAGAATCGAAGCAGAAAATAACAGACTCACAGACCTTAATAGACAATCTTCAAGCACAATTGACGGACTCGAAAAACAACTCGCAGATAGCAATAGACGCTCTCAAGAAACAATTGACGGAATCAAACGATCTCTTGACGAAGCAGCGAGCGAACTTGATGGAACAGGAAACGACATTCAATCAGTTATCGACGGACTTGAAAAAGTTAAATGCTTCATACGTAGCATCCCATAAATTGAATTACATTCTAGGCGGTCTATCGATTATAATGGGTGGATATATCGGTGGGCATATTGCCGGATTGTGGTAGACCCTACTTGCGCAATTTATAATTAGTTATTATATTATCGGCGTGGCTTGTGCTGCGCCTTTATTTTAGATGGAGGATAACATGTCAGAACATCGAAGAGGGGTAGTAATTTCAGACCCTCATTGCGGTAATATCGGAGGATTGGTTAGCCCTGATTATTTCGGAGATAGTTTTATAAGGAAATCACAAGAGATATTTTATAACTGGTATGAGACAACACTTGATAAGTATGGGCCGTTTGATTTTTGTTTAGGGCTCGGAGATTTTACAGATGGTGAAGGGAAAAAGGGGACGCTTGATACTTTATTTTCAGATGTTAGGAAACAAGCAAAATGTGCGGCTAGTTTGCTTTTGAGAACTGGAGTAGACCCGTCGCTTATCTTTCTTGTACGCGGTACCCCGTTCCACTCAAATGGAGTGTGTGAATATGAAGACGCCGTAGCTGAGGAGATTGGATGTTCTATAAAAGATGTTCAGAAACTAGACATACTTGGATGGAAGATTCATACTCGGCACGTTGTTGGGCGTTCTGATATTTCGTATGGACAAGCTACTCCAATTCTTAAAGAGCTTGCAAGAATGGAACATGAGGCTTTTCTTGAGGATAAGGATGCTCCTGATATTATATTGAGGGGCCATGTCCACTATAGCCTTAGTGTTAATCGTGATGGTAGAATATCGGCGGCTTGCCCATGCCTTTGCTTGCCGATAGCTTCCGCAAATGGGCGTAGGTATACAGCATGGTATTACACTGTCGGGCTTTCAATTCTTGACTTGTATGATGACAGGGAGCCTGTTTATACTCCCATAAAAATGGACGTTAGCTTATATCACGATGAGGGATATGAGCATGTCGATTTCGATGAGGTAGAAAAATGAGAGAACATATAGAGATAGATATTAGCGAGATACGGAAGAGACTTGATATTTTGCCCGAGCCTCATAGCGCTAATAAAAGAACGTGGACTAAAGAAGAGGATGCTATACTTTTAGAGTATTGGCCAAAAAGAAAACATGATGACGTAGCAAAGGCTTTGGGAGTTTGCACTGATACGGCATTGGGTAGATATAGGGAGCTTATATGATAATCGGTCGCTATTCTGTTAACCCTCTCGATGTTGAATATGGCTCTTATCGTTTCGAGCCTGAAACGCAATGCTATGAGTTTTCAATCCATATCAATGCCAGTGACGTTTCGATGGATATGACGCAAGTAGATTCTAAGAAAGACACAATTGATAAATGGATGAAACAAGTAGACAAATGCGTGAACATGAGAAAAGACGCAATGCTAGAAGGTGCTGTCGGGAACGATAGCGATGATGAGGGAGGAGCACTTTGATAGAGCAATCTAGAGCCGAGGAAATTACAGCGGTATTCAACGGGATACGCGATCTTGTGCTGGAGAAAAACAAACGATATGGCGATTCTGCTTTATCGCCTATTCATGTTTTTAATAAGCTCGATGCAGAAAGCTCTATCAGGATTAGACTTGACGATAAATTGGGAAGGGTAAAAAATAGCGATGAGCTAAGGCAAAATGATATTTCAGATTGCGTTGGATACCTTGCCCTTCTTTGTGTTGAGAAAGGATGGACTAATTGGCAACAGTTCATAGACTAAAGAAGATATATATCAGCGGGAAAATGACGGGCCTTCCCGATAATAACTTCCCCGCCTTCGATGAGGCCGCTCATCTTATCGCTGTTAATGGTCTAATGTTTTCAAATCCTGCCGATATTGCAAGAGAGATTTTCTACGAGGTCGAGCATGGTATAAGGGCAATGCCTTCTCGTTATGGGTTCATGCGTGAGGATATAAAGGCAATGTGCGATTGCGATGCGGTTTTTTTGCTTCGAGGCTGGCAAAAATCCTGGGGCGCAAAGTGGGAACGGATTATCGCAATGCACGTTTTCGACATGCCAGTTTTTGAGTCAATCGATGAGCTAGTTGAATGGGCTAATACCCCCACTTGAATAATATCATAATAGTTGTTATCATCCATTTATTAGGTTACTTAGCCCCACCGTGGAAACCTCCGCCATGATGGGGCTTTTTATAATGTCTAATCTTATCGACATAATACGCCATACTGTCAAAATTACTATACATTAGTGTAGCTATATACTTTCAAAATAATGCGCTTTATTTGTTTATTTTGCTTGACAGACTTTCCATAAAGTTGTATACTCATATTATCAAGTAAGGGAGGAACGATATGGATTATATTTTCAATGGTTATCATTTCCAAGACAAGTCAGAAGGCAGTAAAAGCAAGTTTTATGTTTTGGGTATTAAAGATCAATCTGAAATTGATAAGCTCGAGAAAATGGTCGCGGAAGCCGTTAACTATGTAACAATTGAAGATCAATTAAACAAGGGCAAGGTTGCAAGTTTTGGGATAGCGCCTCTATACAATAGCAACAAAACTATAGTCGGTTGTGCGATATATATTAAAAAAAATCTGTTGAAAAAACTTGCGGCATAGTATTGACAGCCTTTCCGAGAAGTTGTATTATAGTCTTATCAAGAGAGCGAGAAAGGAGATACAAGATGGAAGCAGGACAGTACGTAGTGACCAGCAAGACCGGTGACAGCAAGTGGCACGAGACTAATGCTAAAACACTTCGCGGGGCAAAAATGGCTGCTAGCCGCATGTATGAGACTAGCCTTAATGGCTCAATCGAAGTGGGCATTGCTCGCGACTATGCATCGATCGATATTGTCGCCTATAAGCATGGCCTTGATAAGTGGCTGGATTGCTAGATAGTGTTCCCAAGTAGGGATAGGGCGGCCCATTACCGCCCGACATTATTTTACGATTTTAGTTGACAATCTCACAATACTATTATAGTATTGAGTTATAAAATACGGGCGACAAAAGAGCGCCGATCTAAGGAGGGCAAATGCTTTCTCAATCTAACATTGACAAACTAGTGATAACCGGACTTTATAAGCATGAAATACCAGAGCCAGACACTGGATATGGACATGAGCCCACGTGGTGTAAAAACTGGACTTTCACTGTTCTTGAAGACGATGGCCAATACTGGATGCGCGATACTTATTGGAGTTCCAGCGAATCACTTTCTTTCAAACTTACCGATGACAACTTCGATGAGTTTAGCCTCATTTTAGATTTCGATAAAGTAATAAAAACCAATAAGGGGATATGGGAAGAATATCCAGAAGATAAACGCTTTTGGGCCCCTACTGATTCAGGCGGTACTTATTGCGGAGGGAGTTATTTTATTCTAAAGGGGGCTAAACCGTCCAGAGAATTAAAGCGTGAGATACTCCTTGCCGATATTCATAGTATTGAAAGTAAGCTGGAGTTTACGCGCTATGAATTAGACAGGCTCGACGCCGATGGCATGGGCGGATTTTATGAATAAGGAGAAAGATAAATGACCGACGAAGAGCGTATTGTAAAGAAAATCGAGGTAGCCTCTAGAATCGCAGGGAATCTAGCGGGAGTCGAGGCTAGGGAAAGTGGACAGATTACACCGGCGGCAAAGTTGCGAATAGCTAGTCAGTCACTTTCTCTTGCCGATGCTATTATTGAGTACGCTGCAAAGGAGGATAAATAATGGCTAAATTTAATGTGAGTGTTTATATGGATAGTGGTGCCATTATCACTATTAACTGTTCGAAATTTGATACCAAACAAAATGAAAAATCTAATTTTACAAAATTGTATTGGGAGGGTTGCGAGATAGCTCTTTTGGCATTTGACCTTAACCATGTTATAGCCGTAACGGCAAAGGAGATTAAAGGATGATCGGGACTTGCGAGAAGCAGAAACACGATGATACCTCGGGACTCTATCGCCCTATCCCCAATTTTTGTCCGGCCCTTGCGCGCATTGCCTTGCGGAATCCTGGTCTTGTACATTCGGGCCCTTCGATGATTGGGATTGTGGACAATGCCAGTTAGGGTAACCCCCGAGATAGCGGCTAGGGACTTAGGCATGGCCGTGCTCGAATCGGCCCTTGACGACTACGCCGAGGGCACTTGCTTTTTCCGTGACGATGCGCTAAACTTTTTCGAGTCGGGAGATTTTGAGGTATTTGCTAATTGGGCCGGATATGACCCATGGAAATTGATCGAAGGGATGAGAGCTAAAAGAAAAGAGTTGCAAGATACTCTCAAGTTTTACTAGGAGGTCTATAGGATGATTCTCAAGCCGAATGAAGTGTCTAGTGCGAGGCGCTACTCTGTGCTTCTTGCTGGAGTTCCCGGAATTGGAAAGTCAACTCTTGCGCTTTCCGGCCCTGCTACGCTAGCGGTGATGACAGACCCGGGGGGGTGGGACAGGATTCCCGCGCATTGCCGCAAGGCCGAGCGCATCGAACCTAAAGACTACGAAGAGGTACTTACCGATCTTGTCCCTGCTAACCTCGGACAGTTCGAGACCATCGCAATTGATACGGGCGGTTCGTTTCTGAACCTCATGAAGCCTTGGGTCATTAAACAGGCTCCAAAGAATGTCCAGCACGATGGAAAGACGCTTTCAATGCAAGGCTATGGCGCTCTCGCCAATGAGTTCTCGCGCATGGTAGTCTATATCCGCGAGGAGCTTAGGAAGCATCTAGTTATTACCTTTCACGTTAAGGAGGAGACGGACAACGACGTAAACGTCTATCGCCTCGACATGGACGGCAAGAGCCGAAATGAAATTTGGAAGCCCATGGACTTGGGCGGTTTTATGGAGACTAACGGGAACAAGAGGACTATCTGTTTCTCTCCCTCGGATAGGTTTTATGCAAAGGGTACACATGGAATTGAGGGAGTTATAGAGCTTCCCAATGTCATGAAGGGCGAGCCTAACGACTTCCTTTCAACGCTCTTTGCTAAGATAGCGGCCAATGTTCAGGAAGAGGCAAAGCTCGGCGAGGCTTATGATAAGATCATGTCGGGCTTCCGCAATATGATGGATGAGATCAAGACGCCCGATGATGCAAATGCGGCCCTGAATCTTATCAATACGACCGATCATGTTTTTGGTAGCCTCGCGGAGAGCAAGTATCTACTGAATAAAAAGATCAAGGCCCTCGGATTTGAGTACGTCAAGGATAAGGGCTTCGAGGCTGGCAAGTGAGTCTCCTTGTTACGGCGTCCCTCCTCGGCTCTTGGGAGTGGTATCTAAACTCTTGGGATGACGGGGAGGAACAGGCCCTAGCGGACTTTGTGTCGTCGCTTAATCGTGAATCAATTCCCGACAATCCAGCCATGAAAGCGGGCCGTGATTTCGAGGATGCCGTCACGGACTTTTGCGATGAGGGCAAGGAGCCCGGCGATGGGGTCTATGGCGATTGTGTCCGTGAGGTCGCAAGTTATGTTCGTGGCGGATGCTTTCAACTCAAGGCGTCTAAAGAGGTCGATATAGATGGTACTAGCTTCTTGCTTTATGGCCGTCTCGATGCTCTCAAGGGGCCTTGGATTAACGATATAAAGTTTGGGAAGTCTTTCGAGATGGGCAAGTATCACAAGAGCCCTCAGACTAAAATGTACCTTGATTTGATCGATGGGCCTATCGGGATGCGCTATGTCTATGCCGATGGTGCTGGCGTGTATATTGACGAGTATCGCCGGGAAGTAGTCGAGTCGGTTATTCCAAACGTCAAGTCATTTTGGGACTGGCTTAATAACTTCCCGCAATACCTCGCAATCTATAAAGACAAGTGGGCTTCTAAGTATTAGTCAACCAATTCCGTCTAATTAGTTTAGACGGAATTACTTTATTCAAGGAGGTTGTGAAATGAGTTATTGCCGATGGAGTAGCGATGACTTCCAATGCGATGTTTACGTCTATGAAGATTGCGATAGTGGATTCACTACTCATGTAGCAGGATATAAGCGCATTTTTAAAGAGCCTATTCCGCCCGATGTACCACTTGAAAAGAGCAATCAATGGCTTGAACGATATGGGAAAGTTATGAAAATAGTAGACGAGGCCGAACTTGTAGCTATTGGCCTTCCTTGCGATAGTGAATCGTACAACGATGATACGGCTAGCGAGTGTGCGGATAGGCTCGAATCATTGCGGGCGATGGGCTATCGTGTTCCGCAATATGCTATAGATGCTCTTAGAAGCGAGGAATAAATGCGCCTTCACTTTCCGGCCACTCTCGACCTAAAAGAATATAACCGGCTCGGGATAACGAAAGGAGATGATCTTTTAATCCTTAGTTATCCCGAGGTGTATCGTGATAAAATCCGCGCCGAAATGCGGAAGATCGTAGAGAAAAATGCAAAGAACAAAGCCAATGGGAAAGAGCCCGTGGAATTGGACGTAAACATCGACGTGCACTACGTCAAGCGCTCGCTAGATCAAAATGCTTGGCTATGGGAAGCTCATACACTAGAGGCCAATATCGTCAACGGACACAAGTCGGCATGGACTGATAACCAAAAGATTAAATGGAGTGAAGCCGGAAGCGTTACGCCTGAAATGATACACGAGGACTACCTTGAACGCTATGCCCCTCGCGGCGTGATAGATGTTCAACCTGGTATGGTTGATGCAGTACGCCGGATGATAAACGAAACCATGGGCCGCGTAGTCGATGAAAAGTGGATTCCAGAAAAACAAGTTATGCAATTCACTGTTTGGAAAACTTCGTCCTATATGAACGTAGCCGAGTTTTGCCAACTGTCCGAGCACGTTAAGGAACAGCTCTTGAGTTATGGTATCGATCTTGACAATGCGGTTGACTACAAAAATCTAATGGCCGATCTTGAGGAAGTAAAATCCCGAGCGGTAACAGCAGAACCGGAAGTCGAAAAACAATCCCGAGCGGTAACAGTCGAAGCCCCGTTGACGAAAAAGAAAGATGCGGTTAGTATGGTTGCCGAAGTATTTCGTGGTGAGATAGAGCAAGAATTATTTTAGGGAGGAATCTATGATTTTGTGGTATGTAATTCTTTTAGCATTGGTATTATTGTGGTTTATTTTTTATATTGCACATATTTCTATGGTTGTAACTGAAGATGATTGTAATGGATGGAGTTTTTCTACATTTAATAACTTTATTAAGTGTTATAATTCGAGATCGTGGCACAAGACTGGTAAGTCATTATTTGATGATAATTCTATGAAAAGTTTCATCGGATATAGTTGCATTTATTTTGATAACCACGGAATGATTCTTGACCCTATATCATTTATTTTTTATGCGATATGGAGTATCAAAGCATTGAGCAATAATAGTCCCCGTAAGTTTGTAGCAAAATATGAGTGGAAATAATGACTAATCTTGAAAAGCTAGAGGCTAACGATAAACGAGAAGAGATATTCTCCCGCGATAATTGGACTTGTCAATCTTGCGGGAAATCAATCTATACCCATGGTACTCCACAGTTGGCTCATAAAATATGTAAGAGCAAGGCTAATCTAAAAAAGTACGGCTCTGAAATTATCAACCATTCTCTTAACCTTGTTTCGGTTTGTTCTATAGGGGCTTGTAACGACAAATGGAACTGTGATAAGAATATCATAGAGAAAGAGAAGCTAATTGACGAGATTTTAGCGGCAATAGATAGGGGTGAAAAATGAGAGATGCTAGAAAACCTGTATCGCCGTGCCCAATTTGTGGAATGGCCCCATTTGTTGCTTTATCAATGCCAGAAGATAGGTTTGTTAATGGGAAATATAGTGTTTTCTGTTGTGGTGATTCTGATAGTTGGGCGAATATACATTGTAGCACTATGGAATACGAAACAGAGGAAGAGGCTATTGATTCTTGGAATAGCAAGATTTTACTTTAAGGAGGTGCTATGATTTGTTTTCTTGATAAAACATTCTGCGAATATGAGACTTGTTCAAAATGGCTTAGGTGCCCAAGCGCACTAGGCCCAGATGTTCACTTGAGGGCGCTAGCATGGTGGGGAAAGCCAGACCCGCCTATATGCGTCTTTGCTGAAAAACCGGAATGCTATAATGATAAAAATTAAACCTCCAGATAATTGCACAAGACATAATTGCGCTATTTGCGATTATTCTGAATGGCATGGTTTTGAAAGGAGATTAATTATGAAAGGTAAAGATAAGAGGAAATATGTAATTACTAATTTCTATAGTTGTACCTTGAATAAGGATAATAAATAAATGGCATATATAACAGAGTTATCAATTAGAAATAGAGACGGTGAATATTCTTACTTGTTTACCGATAAAGAAGGCGACAGGGAATCAGAAAATGGATTCAAACAATTCATAGGAAATATCGATAGACTCTCGATCTATTTTGATAGGGATGCATATAGCAGAAACGAGATGATAGTTTCTGCTTGTAATTATATAGATAACAGAATAAACAATGAGATTGCAGACTTGGGGCTGTCATTGAAGGCCGTAGAAAATATGAGGTTTAGATATAAGGAGGGGAAATGAGTGGCGGAGATTTTGACCATGTTTTTAGCAGAGTTTATGATTTCGGCGATGAGTTGCAAAGAAAGATAGACAACAATAAAATTCCTGATAAGTGGGGGGACTGTGACAATTACAGTGATGAGACGATAGCGGAACTTAAAAAGATTGCAGATGAGGCTAAGATATTGTCAAATAAAATGCACGCGGTAGAATGGCTTTATTCAGGCGATTATGGAGAGCATGATTTTATGGAGGAAATAAAGAATGCATGTAAACTTTAAGAAACTTAGACCCGATGCGACTATACCTAGCTTTGGGCATGGTGATTCTAGCAATGCTGGGATAGATTTTTATGCTTGTTTGCCAGAACACTGCGATACTGTGATTATGCCAAACAATGGCGCGAATATCCCTACAGGCGTAGCGTGGGAACCTGATACAAATATTGACGGATATGAAATGTATATTGGATGGAAGCCCGCTATGATTATTAAGGGCCGCTCTGGTCTTGCTATTAATAGCGGAATAGAAGAGTGTAACGCTGGAGTGATAGATTCCGGCTATCGTGGCGAGATCATTTTACGGCTCTATAATCACGGAACGGATGCTTTTACTATTCATACTGGCGATAGGATTGCACAGGGAATTGTAGTATTGCTCCCTTATATTGAGGTCAAGGAAGTTTCAGTACTTTCAGATTCAATACGCGGCGCTAGCGGTTTCGGAAGCAGTGGCCGATGAAAGTAAAACTAACTAGAAATATCATAGTTCCAGATAAGGGCATTCCTTCAATCTATAAAGACGATACGGGGATTAACTTAAATGACATGGCACTAGCACAATATGAGCAAATCAGAGTCGCGTATATTGCGGCCCGTGATAATTTGATAGCGGCCTACAAACAAGGCGGAGGAGAGTACTAAGGTGGCAAAGTATATCAATAGTGTTATAATCGAAGGCAATCTGTGCCGTGACGTAGAGATGAAATACTCTAATTCTGGTACGGCAATCGCTGATCTTTCTATTGCCTATAATGATAACTATAAGAAAGGCGAGGAGTGGGTTGAACAATCGTATTTTTTCGATGTTAGCGCCTTCAGGGATACCGCTACGGCTTGCGCGCCACTCACTAAGGGAACGCTTGTCCACGTCGAAGGTAAGATGACTATGGATAAGTGGAAAGACTCGGATGGCAAAGATCGTAGCAAGGTGAAGATCATTGCCTTCAAGGTCGAGCCCATGGCACGGAATAAT